CCACATTATTAAGAAGTAAGGATTAGAAGTAATTCTAACAACGCGTTTAAGATTAAACCTCACACTAAAAGTGGGGTTTTTTCGTTTACTATATTTATATACAACTAATATGGTATAATCATGAGTATAGAATTTGAATTATTTCCTGGAAAAAACCTTAGTGGATTGTTTAAAGATATCTATGATAATCAACAAAACAAGAAACAAAGAATATCAGAACTGATTTCAGAAATGAGAAATGTAATCAGACATGCTGGGGATATGGCAGTAATAGGACCAATCCTAAAAGACTTAATTGATTCATCAATCAGAAACGATGAATCATTAATTAAGATGAGTGCAATTGCACAAAGAATTATAGGTGCAGCACAAAAATCGGAAGGAGATACTGGTTTTCTTTCTGATATTGAAAAAGAACAACTACTAAGACAATTAGATGAAACTATTTTACAAGTAGCAGATGAACAAGATGTTAAGGTTGATGAACTTACTAACGAAATAGAAGAACTTAAACAAAAGGTTGGAAAGTAATGCAAAGAATACAAAAATCTAATTCTAGTTTTTTAACTAACAATCAAAATAATAAACAAAAGTTAGTTACAGGTACCGTAGTATATGTTCATATTAATGATACAGAGTTTGAATCAATAACAATACCAGATGATATAACTTCAGATGTATCGGATTTAGATTCAGTACTTGGATTTGCTAAAATTGTTGAAAAGGGAGATACTTCATATGATTTCGATGATTTAAATGATTACCCACCATTTAATATTGATGAAGGACTTCCATTACTTGGTGAGGTAGTTGAATTAATTAAAGTGGGTGGTAATTCACATTACAAAAGAATTCATAATATAGATATCAATGCAGGTAATGCAGTTGAGGATGCACAACTACAAGGATTGCCAGTAGAAAACTCAGATTCAAATTCATCCGGATATTCAGAAACATCTCAAACAGGAACTCCAAACTCAGGAGGTGATGGTGATAGAAGTAATAAACTTGGAGAATATTTTGAACCAACACAAATCAATCCACTTGTATATTATGAAGGTGATAAGGTAATACAATCGAGATTTGGACAATCAATTCGTTTTAGTGGATATAACAATGAAGAAAATGTTTTTGCTCCAACTATACTAATAAGAAATAGGCAAAATGATAAATCTATTGAAGATTTAAAAGAGTTTGAAATAACAGAAGAGGATGTTGTAGAAGATGGTTCTACTATCGCTATAACTAGTGGAGATTATGAGTTAGCATTTACTCCTGGTACTGCTGATGTTCCATTTGAAACTGAACCTATATATCATACCCCACCTGAAGAACTAAAGGCAACAGACCAAATTTTAATTAATAGTGGTAGAATAATACTATCTTCTAAAGATTCAGAAATGATATTCTTTTCTAAAGGAGATTATTCATTTATTTCTGATGGTAAGCTTACAATCGATAATGGATTAGATGGTGCTGAAATAGATTTAAATGGAGAATATAGAACAACTACTAATGATAATAATATGTATTTTTTAGGTGGTAGTGGTGAAATATATTTAAATACCGAAGAAACAACAGAACCTTTGGTAAGAGGTGAAACTCTACTTGGATTAATGGAAGAGTTAATTGATGCCATAAATGTACAAGTATTTCAAACTCCATGTGGTCCAACTGCACCTGGTCCAACTAACAAACCTACCTTTAATCAGATTAAATCAAAATTGAATACATTTTTATCTACTTTAAATTATACGGAGTAATAATATGTCATTCAATACATTTAAAGCAAATATGGAAAACTATATGACCAACCAAGGTGGTATAGGTGCATTTACTGATTTTGCTAAAAAGATTACTCAAGAATATAATATGTGTATTTTGAGAGGGTTTCAAGATACAAACATGATTCCATTATCTGCGGGAAATACTGCAGGAATGGAAGCGTTGGTAGTTATAGCGTGTGCAACTGCTTTATCAAAAAGTGATGGATTGCATACATTTGCAGATGATATTGGTAAGGGAGTAGTTGCGTTTTGGACAGGTGCTACACTTACAGTTGGAATTCCTCCTATAATACCAGCAACTGGAGCAATTCAAAACATAACAACAACTGCAGCGGTGTGTATGAATCCAGGTGCTTGGTCTCCAATCGGTCCTTTATCAAATACCAATGAAACAAGTACTTTTTTATCACTACTTGCAGCTGGTATGCAAACCCATCTAACAACAACCGTATTTATGTATTCAACAATATCCATTTATCCTGGTGCACCACCACCCGTAGCACCTGGTGTTTTGATACATCCAGCATACTTAGTACCAGGTTAATAACCATAAAATTAATAGTAATATATTTATATTAAGATAAACAGAATCAAAATGAACAACAAACAATTAATAAAAGTAATAAGAACTCTTGTTGAGGTAGAAACTGCCAAACAACAAGAACGTTTTTTATCGAAAACTTTTCCAAAGATATTGGAAGAGGAAGTAAGTAGAAGATTAGCAGAGGTGAAGGGGGGTGTAGCCGTTCCCTCAACGCAAGTCGTTAGTGAAGAGATAGACCCTTTCCAACAAGTAGAACTTGCGTTAGAACAAGAACGAGCAACACCAAAGAAAACATATTCTAAAAACAAATCTATAAACGAGGTTTTAAATATGACAACTCCCTTTACAAAAGCACAAAGAGCAAGTGGAGGAACACCCGGTGGAGGCAAATCAGTATTAGATACTCTACCACAACAAGAACCAATTCAAGAGAGTATGGATAAAACCGTATCATTTACATCTCAAGGAGCAGGAGCTGGAGTTGAGGGAATGAGAACACAGATGGCACAAAAAATGGGGTATGGAGATGTATCACGAGGACCAAGTAAAACTGGTCTTGGAGTTAAGACAGGTTTAGCCGGTCTTGATAAAATACTAAACAGAGATAATTCTGCATTGGTTAGGAAATTTAAAAAATAAGATAAGGGGAGTGAGTAATGGCATTTATACTTGGTAAAAAAACACTTAAAGATTCCGAAGAATTTGATTCTTATGCATATGGAATTACACTACCAATACAAGGTGGTAATACAGGATTTTTTGCACAAGCATTTACATCACTTGAGCAAGCAAAAGCTAATCTTAAAAATTTGTTATTAACTGCAAAGGGTGAAAGAATAATGCAGCCAGACTTTGGTTCAGGACTAAGGTCATTATTATTCGAACAAATGGATGATACTGAATTTAAAAAAAACATCCAACAAACTATTTTAAAAAGTGTAGAGTATTGGTTACCTTACATTAGAATAGAAGCAATTGATGTAGATATGGCAAGTGAATTAAAAGATAAAAATCAAGTAAATTTAAATTTACAATTTACAGTTGGAAACGATATTGATTTACAAGAAATAACATTGGTAGTACAGGAATAATATTATGGCATTAAACTCAGCTAATTTTAAAAGTAACAATGGAAGAGATATAAAATATCTAAGTAAAGATTTTGCGTCTTTTAGAAGTAACTTAATTGAATACTCTAAAACTTATTTTCCTAAAACATATTCTGATTTTAACGAAGCTTCTCCTGGTATGATGTTTATAGAAATGGCATCTTATCTTGGAGATATATTGTCATACTATACAGATGATTCATTGAAAGAATCATTAATGTTATATGCAGAAGATAAGCAAAATGTAATTGCTCTTTCAAACTACTTGGGATATAAACCAAAAGTTACTTCACCTGCAATCGTAACAATTGCGGTGTATCAATTAGCACCTTCTATTGGTAGTGGAGAAGATAACAGACCAGATTCTGATTATTACTTAAGAATACGAGAAGGTATGGTTGTAGAAGCAGCTAAAACAAATGTTCAGTTTAGAACAACCGAACTTGTTGATTTTAATGATGCAACTGATAGAGAAATTACGGTTTATACTGATTCAGCTGGAGAAGCAACACAATACCTTATTAAAAAATATGTAAAAGCAATTTCAGCTACATTAAAAACCGTAACTAAAACATTTAGTTCACCTCAACAATTTTCTAAAATAAATCTTGCAGATAAAAATGTAATTGATGTATTTGATGTACGAGATGCAAATGGTGGTAAGTGGTATCAAGTTCCATACTTAGCACAAGAAATGGTATATGTTGATTATCCAGTTTCAGAGCAAACTGATAAAGATTTAGCTCAATTTAAAGATTCTGTATCAAATATATTAAAAGTATTGAAAACTTCAAAAAGATATGTAACTAAGATTAATCAAGATAATACAACTACACTAGTATTTGGTGGTGGTAATTCAACAAATGATGAAGTATTAATACCAAGTACAAAAAATGTTGGATTGGGATTAAATTCATCCATAGATAAAATGAGTTCTACGTTTGACCCTGCTAATTTCTTAAGAACATCATCTTATGGACAAGCACCTTCAAATACAACTCTTACAATTTCTTATCTAGTGGGTGGTGGTGTATCTTCTAATGTTTCTAAGGGAGAACTAACATCAATAAAAAGAATTGAATTCGATGATGATGTAAAAACATTTTCACAAAACGAATCTACTTTATATAATAAAATGAAAGCTTCGGTAGCAGTTGATAATGAAACTCCAGCAACTGGTGGTAGGGGTGAAGAAACTATTGATGAGATTAGAGAAAACGCATTAGCTAACTTTGGTTCACAAGGTAGAGCAGTAACAAGAAAAGATTATCAAGTTAGAGCATTGGCATTGCCTCCTAAATATGGTGGAATCGCAAAGGCATATTGTTCACCAGATGGTCAATTGGATAATAACTCACCTGGTTCATTATTAAAAGATACTGATTCAATTGAAGAACTAATGGGTGTGGTTAACATGGTTAAAGACCAAAACCTATCAGATGCAGAAACACGAGAAGAAGTTAAAAGATTATTAAAAAGTAAAAAGGGTAGTCCTGGTGAAAAAAATAATCCATTTGCAATTAACTTATATATTCTTGGATATAACTCAGATAAAAATTTATCTATATTGAATAGAGCAGTTAAAGAAAATCTGAAAACATATATTGGAGAATATAGAATGTTAACAGATGGAATTAATATTATTGATGGGTATGTTATAAACATAGGACTTGATTTTGAAATAAGAGTTTATGGTGGATATAATAAAAGAGAAGTACTTGCAAAATGTATATCAGAATTAACGCAATATTTTAATATAGATAATTGGACGTTTAATATGCCAATTAATATATCTGCAATAGAAATTTTACTAGCAAGTATTGAGGGAGTTCAATCCGTACCAAAGTGTGAGATAGTAAATAAATGTTTAGGAAAATACTCAGAACATTCATATGATATACAAGCAGCAACAAAGGGTAAAATGGTGTATCCATCAGTAGACCCTTCTGTATTTGAGGTTAAGTTTCCAAATAAAGATTTAAAAGGGAGAGTAGTATAATGTATCATTTCGTAACATCATCCAAAGATTCAACAATTTATTTACAACAACCAAGTCAAAACACTGGATTGGATGAGATAATTGAGGTATCTAAAACTTTCTATGGTAATCTTAAAGATAATGCAAGAGCATTAATAAAATTTGATACTACTCCATTATCACAATCAATTGCTAGTGGAGATATCACAATGAGTTCTGCTCATTTATTATTAAAAGAATCTGATGCAAATGAGATTCCTATGGATTACACAATTTATGCATATCCTATATCACAATCATGGGATATGGGTATTGGAACACGATTTGATGATATATCAACCGATGGTGTAAGTTGGGAAAACAGAGGAACATCCACAGAAAGTTGGTTAGGAGATGGTGGATATGCGAGTGGTACGAGTGGTTCTTTTAACGGAAAGGGTGGTACATGGTACACTGGTTCGGCTGGTTCACAAGATTTTTCATATCAATCGAGTGATATAGAAATGAATGTACTCAGTTCAATGAATAGTTGGATTGGTGGTACACTACCAAATGAAGGATTTATAGTAAAACATTCGGATGCAAAAGAAGCAGATACAGTTGATTATGGAGAATTAAAATTCTTCGGTAAAGAAACTGCAACAATATACCAACCTAAAATTAGAATTGGTTGGGATGATTCGGTATTTACAACAGGTTCATTAACAGAATTAACTTCTGAAGAAATTAATGTAACGTTTAAAAGATTAAAAGTAAGATATAAGGTAGGGAGTACACCAATGATTAGAGTTTTTGGTAGAGAAAAATATCCTCTTAAAACATATACAAACACATATGCTTATACAGATGTAAAATATTTACCATCAACAACTTATTATCAAATTAAAGATATAGTAACTGGTGATGTAATAATACCATTCAATGATAACTATACAAAAGTTAGTTGTGATACCAATGGTAATTATTTTAAATTAGATTTATCTAACTTTGAATATAATAGAGATTACTATATTGAAATAAAAACAATAAGAAGTGGTGTAGTAGAATATTTTAGTGATAAAGATTTAACATTTACCGTAGAGAAATAACATGGGGTTAAAAGATAGATTTCGAATTGATGAACTTGTTAAAAGAGGTTCTAAAGCAATTCCTCGTGATGAACGAGGTGGAATCCGAGTGCGCAAAAGAGATGGTAAACCTTTACCACCGGGATACTTTTTCAAAGAGGGTTCTAAACATCCAGTTCAATTACCAGAGAAATTTATACCATATGGAAAAAAGCCAATCAAATCTCCAAACGATACAAAAAAATTCAAAGCTGATTTTGTAGATACATTGCCTCCACTAAAGAGTCTTGCGGATTTAGAAGCTCAAAAATCATTTGGGGGAGAAACATCTGGTTTCATTGAAAAACCTAATTATGATGAAAGTGAACTTAAAAAGGCAATTGATGTAAAAGTTGATGAGTTAATAAAACCCAAAAAAGTTCAAAGAGGTGATTTTGTTCCTAAACCAAGATATACTAGTTTAGAAAAAAAGTATGAAGATGCACAAAAACAAATAAAGACAATAACCTCACAACGAGATAATGCGTTATCTAGTATTGCTTCACTTGAGGGGGAGATATCATCTTTACAATCACAACTTGATTCATGCCAAGCTCAACTTGATGCACAGATTATAGAAACCGAAAAAGCAACCGATAGATATAGTGATTTACTAAAAGATTTTCAGACTTCTTTAATAAAGGGTACAAAGGAAGGTATTGAACGAGCATCTTTATCTGCACAAGCTCAAGGGTTACAAGCACAAAAAGAAACCTTACAAGCACAATTAGCATCACAACAAGATATTGTAAAATCGTTACAAAATCAACAAGTGATACAACAACAAGTTGCCGAACAACAACAAGAAGCAGCGGAACAACAAGTTGAGGCAGCTAAACAAACAAGTTTATTGGGGTTAGTTGAGGATAAAGGACAATTCCAAGTTAAGGGTACAGTTGGTTGGGCACTTCATCCATCAAGTAAAAATAGAAAAACAGAACAAGCTGCTAGATGGGATGATAGAAAGAAAGGTGATAGGGGAAGATTAACTGGTCTTAAATATGATTGGTATAACTTAGGTGAAGAAGCAATCACACTTAGCGTAACGGAAACTGTAATTAACAACAAAAAATGGTTAACAGGTGTTCCTAGTTCACTTACTATTCCTGCAAGTCCTGATGGTGGTTCAACACCTGGTAAGAAAACAGTTACTTTTGGTAGGGGAAGTATTGGTAAGGGAACTTATGAAACAGAAATAGAATGGACAAACACAACCACTAATGAGAAATTTAAAATGAAAACTCGTTATTGGCAAGCAAGACGTAGGAGAAAAACCTAATAGATTATGGCTTTAGAAACATTTAAAGAAATAGTAGAGAGAAAAGGATATCTCGTAGAAAATGAAGATAGAAAAATTTTCGAAAAGGAAATTAAGAAATCTAACTTCGGACTAGGTGTGTCTGATATGATTGAATTCATTTTATATGATTCAAATGATAATCAACTACCACAAGGAGAGGATGCAAAACTTGTTAGATATATTCATATAGATGATAAAAACATTAATGATTATTTTTTAATAACAAGAAATGCAGAAACTAAAAAGACAAATGATGCAGCTGAGTTTATAATTGATTTAGAAAGATTAATTAGAGAAGCTGGATATTCTAATGGTATATTCAAGACTCAAATAACATTACTAAACAGAAGAATCGGTTCAGAAGAAGGAGAAACTGATAAATTATGGATACATGAAATATCACCAACACGAACCGAAATAAGAGTTGTTCCTTTAAAAAATACAAATAAACCCAATGAAGATTTACTAAGAAGGTATGGGTTATTCACCGATGAAGGAAACTTTAGAGATGATACCATTTATTATGTTAGAAACTTTATTGATAGTATTGATATCTTTAAGGTTGTTGATAGATTTATAAGAAGTAAGGGTAGAATTCGTGATGGAAGACGATATCAAAAACTAGTTCAACAAGAATTTAAAGTAGGTTCATTTGATAATTTGTTAAATGATATAAAAGCTAGATATCTTGAGTCTATGGATTATTTCATAGTTGGAAAAGATTGGGATATCACATCAAACACTTATGGTAAATCAATTAATAATCCTGATTTATTAGAATTAACAATTTCAAAAATAAAAAGAGTAGCAGAAACTGCTATACGAAATTCGGTTGAGTATTATTTACCAAAACGTAAAATACAAAATAGTATTGAATTAACCGCAGATGAACAAATTACGTTTGATAAGGTTAAGAAAATATTAAAAACTATTAAAGCAAATCAAAAATTTCCAAGTACCATACCATCTGAAGTAGGAGGTGTAGTTAGAGGTTGTACAGATAAAGAAGCACTTAACTATAATCCACGAGCAAAAGAAAACGATGGTAGTTGTAGATATAAAGAAACAGAATTAGCAGCTGCTGTTGTAGAGGGTTGTACTGATAAGAGTGCAGTAAACTATAATCAGTATGCAAATAAAGATGATGGTAGTTGTAAATATCAAGAAGTGGTTGAAGATTTTGCTGATTTAGGAGGAGGACTTGATACCGATACAGAGGTTGTAGTTGACCCTCCACCACCTCCACCACCAAAACCAGTGTACAAATATACAACAAAAATATACTATGTTTGGTCAGAAACCGGTTCAATAAATTATACCGATAGAACTGGAGGAAAGGTTGTATCATCTGGTATTGAATACGATGCTCTAAAAATAACTTTTAGAGATGATGGACCTCCGAAGTTTGTTAATGATGTAAGAGAAATACCAAAAATAAAAATTACACCACCACTTGTTGTTGAATATAGAGTTCAGAACCAAAGTAGGGTAACAAGACAAAGACCAGAATTTTTAGAAAGAAAGAGATTTAATGATATTCACCCATTTGGTGATAGAGAAGGATATAACAGACGTAACAACCGTTTACAAAAGTATCCAAATGTAATTGAAGAGTTTGAAGAAATATTTGTGGGTTCTTCTTTATCTTTTTCTTATAAGAATAAGTTAAATCAACAAAAAACAAGTTCTACAATAGAACCAAATGATTCGTTAATAATATGTGCAGTTGAAAATTCAATATCAAGTGTACCTGGTCTTAAAGTAACACGAGTAGGAACCTGTGGAGGAACATATCCACAAGTAATTACCGTACCTAAACCAAAATATAAATGTAATAATTCACGAGCGATAAACTTTGGTGAAGTTGGTGTGTGTAAATATGCACCAAAACCAGTTGACCCAATAATACCACCACCTCCACCACCTCCACCACCACGAAAAAGGTGTCTTGACCCAAATGCAGATAATTATCGGCAATATGGGACTTGTACTTATCCAATTTTTGTTGATGTTGTGGATAAACCAATTCAAATAGTTCGAAATACACCACCTAGAATCACTGGTGGAAATTCTGGAGGCAGCCGCGGTGGTGGAGGTGGTGGTTCAAGAGAAGTTCAGGAGATATTAAATGCAATGGGCGGAGATTTTAATGGAGATATTGAATTTAATAACAGAAATAATTCAATGTTGAGAATGGGTGGGTTTAATCGCCTTCTCTAAAAGATACAGGAGAAGATAATAACTATATATTTATAGTAGAAATATTGTTGGGATATACATGAGAAACAGAAGAGAATTTAATTACGATGATTTCAGAGGTTACGAGGATAACTTTGGAAGAGCTAATGGGGAAAATCCTTTCGGATATGAACCAGAGGTACTTCGTCCTATTGGTAACGGTGGAGGTGGAGGCGGAGGTAGAGTATCAAGACCTACTCCACCTATAATTGTACCAAAACGTCCTGTGCCAGAAATAAGTAAACCTCGTTTCGTAAAACCGATACTTCCAACACCAGCACCAATAAAACCTGATTTGCCACCAAATCCAATTATCCCAATAAAAATACCACCTCGTGTGTTTGTAAAAGGTGGGTGTATGGATTCGAAGGCAACTAACTTTGATAGAAGAGCAACTTACGATAATGGTAAATGTAGATATCCAAAACCAGAGATTAAACCTGTGGTAAAAGATAAAAATGCACCAGTTACTGTGACCATAGCTAGTGATAGAGGACCAGCTGAAGTTAAAGTAAATGGTAAATCTGTGGGTACAACAAATGGTTCAGGTGATTTTCATACCAAAGTTTTAAATTTTACAGAAAAAGAATTACTTAGTAGAAAGACAATAACAGTAGAAAAATCAGGATTTACATCAAGAGATGAGTGGAGAATATCTTCTAAACAAAAAACTTTATATAAAGATGTAAAACCAGTTATTGATATTGTACGACCTGATTTACCACCACCAATTCGTACTAACCCACAACCAACTAGAGGTAATGTAAGAAATAACACTCCTACAATCACTGCAACTACTGATGGTAGTGGTCAGTTTAGAGATTATATGGATGTGGACTTCCTTGACCCAATAACTGAACAATTTGGTAGAGGAAGAGGAAATATCAACTTCGGAGGAAACAATTCCTTTGAAACAAGAGCGGGACGAATTAATCCCAGTTTTAATGCCTTTAATAGAAGAGCTTCTAAACCATCATCTCCAAAAATTAATTTTAACAATTATCTTGGTATTGAGCCACTAGGTTCGCCTGTTAAGGGAAAGTCTTTACCAAAACCAGCACCACCAAAACTATCATTAGGTAAAGTTGGATTTAATTATTTCGAAATTGTATTAGAGAGAAAAATAAATGGTAAATGGGTACAACAACCGAATTCAAATGCTAAAATTGCAGATGTATCTATAAGACCTAAATCACACGCACTACGATGTGGATTTAGTTTAAGAAAATCATCTGTTGAAATTATAGAACCACCTATCATTGAAGAAAGCTATTCAGTTAGCATAATTGGTGATGTACCAACGGATGATACCATTCTTTGGAAAACTAATTATGGACAAGTTGGGGGTGTATTAGATGATGATGATATTGTAACATTTAAAATTGAAAGACAAGAGGGAGACCCTATACCAAGTATTTCATTTTATGCAAATGGTATAACTGATTTTACACATAGGGGAGAATTTCAATATTCATCTAATGGTAAAAAAGTTACTTCAAGAAAGGGATTGGAAACAACAATTCAACTTGTAGGTGGTCAAACCGATATACAAGTTCAAGTATTTAAAAATCCTATTGCAAGTGTACCTACACAACCAGCAGTTAAATTAAATAGAAGTAGTGTTAAGTTAAATCTAGCGGATAGAAACTCTGTTAAGATATCATACGAGTCAATTGATGCAGATAGTTTATTATATATCCTTGGTAAGAACAAAAAAACAATACCATTACGAGGTACTATTTCATTATCACCTAGTGATTTCCCCAATGGTGCAGGAAATTATACATTATACGTTCAGCCTGTTTCAAAACGAGGAGGAAGTGGTGAAACTCAAAAGGTAGTAATTGCAGTAGAAAGTAAAGCATATTTACCTGGTCCAGATATTACTCATATAAACTATCCACAACTAATTAAAGGAGCGGATTTTAAAGGATATGATGCAGATTTTAATATATCTTGGCAATCTATTAATACGAACTATGTTGAAATATATCTTGATACTCCAAGAAGAGAATCTTTCTTAGGTAAATTCGAACCACAAGGAGTTTCTCAACTTAATATACAAGATATTATTAGAAAAGGTAGAAGATTTCAAACTTTAAGAAATAATAGAGATTTATTACAATTTAAAATATTACTAATTCCTTATAATACAGAAGGTGATTCTAAAACAAAAGGTAAAGTTGAATCAATAAATATTACTTTTGATAAGGGAGATTTAACACTTCGTAGAGGAAGAGTTGTTGGTGATATAAGAAATGCATTTGTTGGTGAATTTGAAGATAAAGGACTTGATGAACATACATCTCCATTTTTAACACACTATTTGCACCTAGGTAATGGTGATAATAGGTTAATTGGTACATGGGGAATCGATGAAACAACATTTTCAGATTTTAGAATTAATCCAGCAACTAACAAAAAAGAATTATATGGTGAGGTACAGAAATCATTAGTTTTAAAACTATATGACCCATTACCACGAAATATAAATCCTAATGATAAAATTTGGATATCCAAAATACAATCAATTCCATTAATTGATAGAATAACAATTACAGATGATATAGTTAACAACTGTACTCCATTAACTCCTAACTTTGAATTAGATGTTACTGATACAATTGGATATCAAATAATGGATGATTTAATAACAAGTGGTTCTACCTCATCTACCGATGTTGTAAATCAATTTGTATCATCTAGTAATTTTTCATTAGATAATTTAAATATAGAATTTGTAAGTCAATCTTCAATAATAAATGAAGTTGGTACTGGACTAATATTAGAACAAACTGGTGATGAAGATTATAATTGGAAAGAGTTTATTAAATATTCATCTGCAGATGAGAGAGTTCAAAATTTTTACTATAAAGTAAAATTATTAGAATCATATCAATCTAAATATGATATTGTAAATTCACTAACTTCATCAATTGCAACAACTCAAGAAGCTAAAAATATACAATTTAAAATAGGTGAAGTAAGAAGGGGATTTGATTCTTTTGAAAAATATCTATATAACGAATCAGGTTCATTAACGTATCCTGGAGCGGGAGAGAATACACTTTCATCATCAGATGACTCATCTACTATAAGTTGGTTTGCTGGAATATTAAATTCAGCTCAATCATTTGATTATAATAACACATCTCGATTATCATTTAATTTACCAAAACATATTAAAGATGATGAAAACAATTCTGATTTCATTTTATTCTCTGATATGATTGGACAACACTTTGATGTTATATACACACATATCAAAGCAATATCTAAAAGTAATAGAATTGAAAATACCCATGAATATGGTATAGATGATACTATGTTATATCATATGTTAGAATCCTTGGGATGGAATGCCGATATGGGTGTTTCTGGACAAGCACTTTGGGAATATGCATTTGGTAAAGATAAGGATGGTAATAAAACAACTTCCTTAAGTGGTAAGGATAGACAAAATGAAATATGGAGAAGATTATTAAACAATCTACCATATTTGTATAAACATAAAGGTACAAAACGAGCAATATCCGCAGCGTTAAGTTGTTATGGTGTTCCTGCTTCATTACTGACTGTGATGGAATTTGGAGGACCTAGTGACCCGGATGGAGATACTCCAACCAAATTCACATATGATGATAGAACTGCTTCAATATTACTAAGTGGTTCTGCAGCTATTACTTTACCTTGGAAAGAACACACATCAGTATTTAGTGATGATTATCCTAATGCAGTTGAACTAAGAATAAACTCGGAACAAAGACAAGACCAAGAGATAGTGAGTACCGATGGGTGGTCATTGAATTTAATCGCAAATACAGGTTCTCTTGCAGAAGTACAATTTAAAATTAGTGGAAGTAATACTATACTTTCATCTTCAACTGGAACTGGTTCTTTATTTAATGATGAATATACTCAAATAGTAGTACAAAAAGTAGTATCTGGTTCATTTGATGTATTTGATGTATATGCACAGGAATCATTTCAAGGAAGAATTAGAACTAAACTTAGTTCAAGTTTAGAAATACGTTCAGGAACAAATTCATGGAAGAGTGGTAGTTTACTAACGTTAGGTGGTACTAACTTAACTGCTTCGGTTGATGAGTATAGATTATGGAGAACTCCATTATCACAATCAAGAATTGATAATCATACATTATTACCAGATGCAGTAGATGGAAATCATATATCTGCATCATCTACTGATTTATTATTTAGAAATGATTATGAGTATCCTAAAAACAGATACTCAAGTACCTCTATTAAAAACGTATCAATAATACAAACATATGTTACTGAATCGATTGCTTCTAATTTTACAGATATTAGTTCATATCCATTTCAATATAAATCATATGATAGAGAAGTAACTGCAGTTGTACCATCAACGGGTAATAGTCTTGGAAATAAAGTTAGATTTGAAACACAAACATTAGTATCGGATTTAAATTATAGAAGTAGAGCTACTAAAAAATCATTTGACCAATCTCCTGTTGATTCAAACAGATTAGGATTATTTTTCTCTCCAACAAAAGAGATAAATATGGATATAATTCGTTCACTTGGTGAGTTTAATATAGATGATTATATTGGAGACCCATCTGATGATTATAAACCAACATACAATAGACTTAATCAATTAAGAAACTACTACTTTGACCGATATACTTTAAATATTTACGAATATATACAATTGGTTAGATATATTGACCAATCATTATTTAAGATTATATTATCTTTAATACCTGTTAGAGCACAAACAAGTGAAGGTTTATTAATTGAACCACATATTCTTGAAAGAAGTAAAACAGAATGGAAACCAGCAACTGCGGTTAAAAAAGATTACAAAACTAATATTAATGTAAATGATTTAGTACCAAGTGGTGAAACTAAAAATTACCTAACTGTAATAGATACTAAAAATAGTACCAATCTTTCGGCAGAATCTAAGGATTTCACTGGAGTTATACCATTAGATACATCTGGAGAATTATCTGCAGATAATATAGGAATAGATAGTACTATATTAACTCAAGATAATACCGTTTTATCTGGTGAAAATATTGGGTTATCACTTTCGATTAATAATACAGAAGTTGGCCAATCACTTAGTGGTGAATTTGAGTCTGATATGTTCACACAGATAGGAACAGGACCAGATTCTCTTTCAGTAGCAGGATTTGGATTATTTGGAAATGGTGGAAACGCTATCAGAACTAGATTTGATTCTAGTAAACAACTTGTAAAAGAAAGAGTAAAAGTATTTTTACTAAAAAAATCATATACAGTTGATATTCCTGAGAACATAACTCAAGATTCATCACAAGGTACACGATTTGTAACTACAACTAAATTTAAAGAAGTTGTAAATATTTTACCATTTACTGGTTCAGATGGAAATGAATCAGTAGACCCAACTGTAAGTGGGGATGTTGTTGGTGTTACTCCATTAAATGGATATTTCCCAACACATTATAGAAACGTTGGAGATTTAACAAGTGGATTGGAAAATTCATTTTTTAATGGCTCTAAACAAACTGCGGCAACTACTTTAGATGGTGGTTCGCCAATTGTTACATTTACTACTAATCCTAATACTCTTAAGGTATCTGATAGTGGAAGGGGAAGTGGAGAACCAATTTTAGAAGTAGATTAGTAGAAATATTATCTAATTTTTAAAATACTTATATTTATATATTGAACAACAATAACAAGGAATTTAAATTATGGCTTATTTAAATAATACAGAAATCACAGTAGATGCGATTCTCACGAAGAAGGGTAGAGAGAAATTAGCAGCTGGTGATGGTTTAAACATCACAAAGTTCGCTTTGGGTGATGATGAAATAGATTATACCCTTTACGAACCCGCACATCCAAAAGGAAGTGCATATTATGATGCAGCAATTAAAGCTATTCCAATTACAGAAGCTTCACCAGATGAAACTCAAGTATTGAGACATAAATTAGTTACCTTACCAAAAGGTACTACAAAAATTCCAAAAGTAGAATTTGGTATCCCTTCGATATCAGTAAATTCAGATTCTGGACAAGTACAGTTATCACCAACAACTTCACCAAGTGGTAATACACAAAGTGGATATACCGTAATACTAGCTAATAAAAATGCAGGTACTATCGTTGGTAGTGGTTTAGCAGCTGGAGCAGCAACTACACCATCATTCTTAGGAGATGAAATAACTGCAACTGCAGCTATTGAAACCGGATTAACATTCCAATTCATACCAAACCCAAGTTTAAGAGGTTCAGTTAAAACAACTATAACTGTTTATGGAAACGAAACGGGTGGTTCACAAACTATTCCAGTAACCGTAACAGATTTACGACAGTTAGTAAGAAACGCGGTCAGAATAGGTTAATAATAAAGTAAAACAAAGGAAAATAAAAAATGGCACAAATATCAGGACAAGCTGGAGTAAATTTAACAACGGAGTTATCTACCTATTTGGCAGATAATCAAGGTACACTTACTTCTGAACAATTAGCATCTATCGTAAATCAGTATTTAACTGGTGGTGATAAATTGGGTGCAAGTGGTGGAGCAATTGCACAAGGTATCTATAAACGATTTGGTGAATTTGACCAAATTACTGGTAAAGTAGAAGTTGTTACAACTGGACTTTGGAGTGGTGATACTGGAAGTTTAACTTCATTCTTTACTTCATCAACTGAAGTTGGACAAGGAAGTTCAAATTATTATATAAATGTATATGATAAGAATCCATCAACTGATACATCAGCAGCTGTACAATATGCAGTTGCATATGGTGAGATACTAGGTAGTGGTTCAATCTCGTTAGCAAACTCAGATACATCAACTTTAGCATCAAAAGCAACTTATGCACAATATCGTTCAATCTTATTAGATAACGATGATACTAAATTTACTTTCTTTTCTTCATCAGCAGCAGGAATCCATGATTCCGATGATATCTATGTAATCAATGTAGCTCGTGCCCGTTACAAAGAGAAAATGGATGCAGGAAACTGGTCATTAAAATTAAGTGGTTCTAATGGAATTTCAACCTTTATTGATGATAGTGGAAAGAAATTCTCAGATAGTGTTGGAAAATCAGGTAGAGTATTTAATGTATGTAGTGGTTCACTTAACTTAGGAACTGAAAATGAAGCAACTGTAAATACACTTACTGCTTCAACTGGTCAAGGTTTAGGTTTATTTTATCCTGACCAAGGATTAGTAATACTTAATCCATCAGCAGTACATAGTATAATTGGAACATCAATCGATAGTGGTTCAAATGGTGGTAAAAGTATTTCAACATCACAAGCATATGAAGGTAAAAATCATTTCTTATTGCATGAAGCAATTCGAGGTGGTAATGATTTTGAAGCAAGAAGAACAGAAAATGTTTCTACTTCACATTACTTCATAAGAGCAACAAACAGAGAATTTAACTTCTCAAACAATCCTACATTTGTAACTGGTTCAGATGGTTCATTTGCTGAATCAACTTTTGAAACAGACCCTAAAACTTTTATTTCAACAATTGGATTATTTAATGATTCAAATGAAATATTAGCAGTAGCTAAAACATCACAACCTGTTCCTAAATCATTTGATAAGGAAGTATTAATCAAAGTAAAACTTGACTTTTAATAAACACGAATTGTTGTGGTTGCAAACATAACGTTCACGAATATAACCCCACCACGAGTGGGGTTTTTTGTTGTTACCCATGAGTTATAAAATAAAAGTATTATCATTAAAAAGAAGAAACGATAGAAGAGAACTCTTTGATTCAAGATTTTCTGATTTTCAATATGAATATTTTTATGGATTAGATGGTAAAAATTACACCTTATCTGAATACGATACTAATTGGATTGATGGTAACATATATGCTCATTATAAAATACACATACCATCATTAGTATGTGCAAATAAATCACATATCTTAATGTTAAAACAATGTATATCAGATAATATCCCTTACATTATATTTGAAGATGATACTGAAATAATAAAACCTATTGATTTTAAATTTGAAGATATCGTAAAAAAAGATTTGGATGTGTTTTGGTTAATGCCTAAACAACCATCTATACTTTGTTATGTAGTTTGGCCTGCAGGAGCTAAAAAGCTAATAAAATGTGTAGATAAAAAAGGTGGATTAATAAAAGGACTGGATGATATGTGGCATATTATAAAAGATACTGGTTATCTAAGAGAAGAAAGTTTGAGTGATGAATACTTTACTCAACGACCGGGAGCTCCTGATTCTGATATAACTTCTTTGTTAGATTATCAAATATCCAAAGAACTTCTATGATTTTAATTTCATCATATTTATATAGAGGAGTAATAATACTATGATAAAGAATATACCTAAATCAGCGGTATGGAGGAAGAGTTTTCCTGTGTACAAGAAATTCACCCTAACCAAAGAGGATAGTGAAGTAATTTCTGGTTCACTTGAGGTAGGGGATTTTGATACTGGTTCATTTAATAAACAAGGAACGATATTTACACATCCCTTATTAAAATCTATAACTTCTAAGTATTATCATCCTGATACAAATCCATTTACTTTATTTGGTGAAGTTCCTGATATCGGTCAAATTGATAGATTCCGAGTTACTGGTTCTACTGCATATATTATTTCAATAGACCAAGAAAAGTATGGTGAAGCAATAAAAAGGAATTCACTTACATTAAAAGACCCTACTAATAGTATAGATTTTGCTGATGATGGGCAAGGAAATATTGTATCATCTGTACCTCTCTATGGACTAGAATCAATTGATTTTGAAACAGGTGATATTCTTTTAAAAGATGCGGATAACGAATTATTTTCAGGTAGTGTTTTAGGAATGGATTTTGATACGGGTGTTAGTACAATGACTTTTAATGGTGATACAGACCAAATAAGTGTAGGTATATTAGATTTAACCAATTCATCAATTACTACTGCATTACCAATGGATTTCGATGGATTAGAAATCGATGAAGCAAGATATGGTAATGTATTCTATTCAGATGGAACACTTGTTGTATGGGATTATCCTATTGATAATTATACTATGGGATATCGAAGTACTAAAACAATACATGAAACTGAAGTACTTGTTAGTGTTAAGGCAGGTGAGTTTAATACCTCACAAAATCCATCAGCAGTGGATGTTCAGTTATTTGCTACACCTGAGTTTCATGAGATTACTCGAACAGGTACACATTCACGAGATGGTAGTATAAAAATAAAACAAGTGTTGGATATTAGTAAAAAAAGTGAGTTCTATGGTTCAATAGGAACTTCAACTGGTAGTTGGGATGATTATGATACATATAGACAAACCGACCCAACTGGTTCTTATCTAGCACCATTTATTACAACTATTGCATTATACGATGATGATGGAGATATGGTTGCAGTAGCAAAATTACCAACACCAATTAAGAATTTACCAGATATGGATATGAACTTTATTGTTCGTTTCGATACTTAATCTATATTTATATTATACAAAGGAGATACTAAATTATGGCATCAATAGAAGAACTATACAACAAATCAGAATTCGCAAAAGTAGGCAAATCTAAAAATGATAAAACACCAATCGACTTGGATGGTGGTAAAGATTTATCAAATGAAGAAAACTTAGCTAAAGCTAGGGGTGGAAAACTCAACGAGAAAAAATACTCCGATTCTGTTTCACGCTAAAACCTTAGATTTTGGGTTTATACATTAACTCGAAGGATAAATGGGCATATGTTCATATTCCTAAAACAGGTGGTACAAGTATTTCTCAGGTATTAAGAGTTCAACCAAATACTACTAATCCTGCCGGTCACGATTCTCTAAGAATATTAGAGTATAACATGGTGGAATATTTTAAATTTACTTTTGTGAGAAATCCATTCACAAGAATAGCATCAGCATACTTTCATGAAACTAGAAAAACACAACATATGAGTTTTGAGCATTTTTTAAAAAATGCAAATGCATATGATTTGTGGTTTTTGAACCAATCATACTACACACATCAGATAGATTCCAATGATAAAGAAATGACCTTTATTGGTAGATATGAAAACTTTAAAGAAGATACTGATTATGTTTTTAATAAATTAAATATAAAAGAAGATATTCCTCATATAAACCGTAATCCAATTTACGAAAAACACCCTAACTTAAATCAACATAAATACTACAAATATTTGTATTCTGAAGAGTGGATGAAAGAGTGGGTTAGAGAGAGGTATTATAATGATTTCAAGATTTTTAACTATGGGATGGACATATAAAGGAAAATGTATAACAGAGATATCAGATATGCCAGAAGGTACTATCGGATTCATATACAAAATAACCAACGGAGAAACTGGTCAATATTATATTGGGAAAAAATCCCTATATTCACACAGAACATTACCGCCATTAAAAGGTTATAAACGAAAAAGAAAAGTAGTAAAAGAATCTAAGTGGTTAGATTATCGTTCATCAAATGCTTCAGTACAACTTTGGTTTCATTCAAACGAGATGGCACTACAAGAAGAACCGAGGGGAGAGATAAACGATACACTAAAGTTAGAAATACTTAGATTTTGTAAAGGAAAGAAAGCTTTAACCTATTATGAACTACAAGAACAGTTCTCACACAACGTATTAGGAGATGAGTTATCACTTAATGATAACTTATTAGGAAAGTTTTTTAGAAAAGACTTGGAAAATTAAAATATTTTTCGTATATTTACTATGTAAATAACTTAAAACGTAAAATTATGCGATACACAGTAAAAGTAGTAACACCTAAAAGTGGTACATACATCCATATAACGGATACTGATGATTACTCAGTAGCACAGAAAAGTGTAGATAAACAAATTCCTTTATGGGGTAAAGATAGCGTATGGATTTGTGATAATCATAATATGCCAGTTTGGATGTAAAAATAATCAAGAAAAGACTTGGATATGTGAATTTAATTTCGTATATTTGTATCAATAAAAAGTGTAAATATGCTTTCACACCACGAAAGACAAGAAGTTATAAACATATTAAATGATGTATTGGGTGTTGGTACACCAATGAAAAATGATGAACAAGCGCATCATTGTCCATTCTGTCACCACCACAAGAAAAAGTTACAGGTTAACTTAAAAACACAATATTGGCATTGTTGGGTATGTGATGCAAAAGGAAGAAAGATACAGAGGTTATTAAAAAGACTTCATGTAGATGCTCGTAGATTAAAAAAGTTATTTGAAATCTATGGAGATGATTATATAGTTTACTCAAAAGATACTGAAGAAGAAAAAGTAGAGTTACGATTACCAATTGAATTTAAATCACTTCTAAAAGTACCAGAGGGTAACGTAAATCCTGTGTACAGAAAGGCTCTTAAGTATGCTGAAGATAGAGGCATTACTAAAGAAGATATTACAAAGTACAATATCGGTTATTGTGATGGTGGTATGTATTCCAATCGTATTATCATTCCTTCCTATGATTTGGACAATAGACTCAATTACTTCATCGCAAGGTCTGTACATCCTGAGGAAAAGTTTAAATATAAAAATCCACCAGTTTCGAAGAATGTTATCATGTTTGAAAATCAAATAAATTGGAATGAACCAATAACATTAGTAGAAGGTGTATTTGATGCAATGGCTGTTAAGAGAAATTGTATTCCAATTTTAGGTAAATTTATTCCTACTAAATTAAATGAAGCTATTTATAAAAACGAAGTAAAAAGTATTAACATCTTATTAGATGAAGATGCTCAACAACAAGCATTGCGTTATACTATGCAATTCCAAAATCAAGGAATCACTACAAAAAATATTAAACCCACAGATAAAGATGCATCTGATATGGGATTCACAGAAGTAAATAATAAATTAAAAGAATCCAAACAAACAGGATTCGGTGATATTATATCACAAAAATTAAAAGGTTTATGATAATAAATAAGGTTTACCACCTTGCAGATTTACACATTAGAAATCTCCAAAGGCACAAAGAATATAGAATAGTATTCAAAAAATTCCTAAAAAAAGTTAAAGAAGATAAAATTGAGGATTCCCTCATTTATATTGCTGGTGATATTGCTCATGCTAAAACAGAGATGTCACCTGAACTCGTACACGAAATATCTTGGTTTCTCACCGAGTGTGCGAAGTTAAGAGAAACTGTGTTAATCACAGGTAACCACGATTGTAATTTAAATAATTCCCACAGACTTGATGTACTCACACCTATTATCGAAAATCTTGGAAATGATAGAATTCATTATCTTCGTGATACTGGTGTTTACCCTATTCACAATCTTACTTTTGTTGTTTATTCTATATTGGATAACAAGGAAAATTGGCCTAAAGGAAATACCGTTGATGGAGAAAATACAATCTGTCTTTTTCATGGACCAGTAAACAAAGCTCAAACAGATATTGGCTATACCGTTTCCTCTAACTCATTCCAAGTGGATATGTTCGATGGATTCGATATGGCTATGTTGGGTGATATCCACAAACGACAAACATTTGGACCTGGATATGAACACATTGCTTATGCAGGTTCTATGGTTCAACAGAATCATGGGGAGTTGCTAGAAAATCATGGTTACTTACTTTGGGATATTCCTACAAGAACTTTCACAGAACATCACTTACATAATGATTATGGATTTCTTACAGTTGATGTGGTTAATGGTAAGATACCTCAATGGGTATATGATGAAATTGATACTAAACTACCAAGGTATCCACGATTGAGATTAAGGTTTACAAAGACAGAAGCTTCTGATATGAAAAGAAGAATAACTGAATTAAAGAAGTTATTCAAAGTTGCTGAAGTTACTGTAACAAGAACCGATACAATCGGACAATTAAAAACAAATCAAAAGGTAAACAAAAATATTGTTGGTGATGTTAAGAATGAAACATTCCAAAACCAACTCATTAGAGATTACTTAGAAAGACAATATCTTTTAGAAGATGATGAATTAGATAAGATAGCAGAAATAAACTCAGAATTGAATTCACATATTGATGAATCAGATATGATGGGTAATATTTTATGGACACCTAAAGAGTTTCAGTTTTCTAATATGTTCTCGTATGGTGAGGATAATAAAGTAAGGTTTGATAAAGCTCAAGGTATCGTTGGTATCTTTGCTCCAAATGCTTCTGGTAAATCCTCTCTGTTCGATGCATTATCTTTTTGTATCTACGATAAGACTTCTCGTACAAACATCTCTAAAAACATCATTAATAACCGTAAGACAAACTTCTATTGTAAGTTCAACTTCGAGATAGATGGTATTAACTACTATATTGAAAGAAGAGCCAAATATGTTAGAAAAGCAACATCGGTAAAAGTAGATGTAGATTTTTGGAGAGATAACAACGGAGTTATTGAATCACTTAATGGTGAACAACGAAAAGATACTAATAAGGAGATAGAGAAGTATTTGGGTAAATTCGAAGATTTTGTTCTAACTGCACTATCCTTACAAGGAAACAATGCACTCTTTATAGATAAATCACAAAGTGAAAGAAAAGAAATACTTTCCCAATTTATTGGAGTCAACATCTTTGATAAACTCCATCAGAAAGCATCTGATGAGAACCGAGATAATGCAACACTTATCAGAAAATTTAAGAGTGATGATTTTACCACAAAATTAGCGGGAATTGACACTGATTTAAAATCAAATAAAAACGAGTATAAACTTTATGAGATGAATCAAAAATCTCTTAAAGATGAGGAAGATGTTTTAAATAAAAAGATTATATCTCTAAATGAGAAGGTTGTAAAATTAAACGCAGATAGTGGTGTAGCTATTGAAGAACTTGAAAAAAGATTTAAATTACTCGAAACCAAACGAGATACAATTGAATCGGATAAAAAATCTACACAAGATAGAATTACCCATAGAGAAGAATTACAAATCACTTTAGATGAAATCGTTGATAAATTTGATGAAGAAGAATTAGAAGATGGTATTGGTAAATTAAAAGATTCGAAGGATAAACTAAGAGATATTGAATCTACAATTGATAAAATCAATATTAAAAAAGATTCTTTATATGAAAGAAAAGACCACTTAGATAAACACAAATATAATGAAGAGTGTAATATTTGTATGGAAAACTCTGAAACTATTCTACAACAAAAAGAAAAGGTAGAAGCTGATATATCTCATTATCAAGAGTTATTTACAGATAATGATAAGACACGATTGCAATTGATGTTGGTGATTGATTCTTTAAAAGGATATGCTGATGAGTGGAATAACTATTTAGATGCAAAAGATAAAGAAGATAAAATTGATAGAGAGATATCACAACTTATCAACAAGTTATCAACAATTGAAACTGAAGAATTACGAAATAAACAACAAATTAGTCAACAGGAACAACTTATAAAGGAATATTATAAGAATGAAAAGCAGATTATAAAGAATAAAGAGATACGAACTGAAATACAATCGGTTAGAGAAAAACTGAATGTTACTAAAGATGATTTAAGAAAAGTAAATACAGAAGTTCTTAAATTAAATGGTAAAGTATCGGCATTACAGAACCAAAAGGAAACTATTGAAGATAGAATCAACGAGGTTAAAGAAATGGAAACTCAGAGTAGGTTATTTGATTTCTACTTAAATGCTCTTTCTAAAGATGGTGTTTCTTATGAATTAATTGAAAAGGCATTACCAATGATTGAAGGTGAGGTAAACAATATCTTGGCTCAAATCGTTGAATTTGGAATGCAACTTGAAATGGATGGTAAAAACATTAATGCGTATTTAGTGTATGGAGACCAGAGATGGAGTTTAGAAATGTGTAGTGGAATGGAAAGATTCATTAGTGGATTGGCAATTCGAGTTGCACTTATAAATGTATGTAACCTTCCTAGACCTAATTTCCTCGTTATAGATGAAGGATTTGGTACTTTAGATAGTGAGAACTTACAATCTTTATTTATGTTGTTTACATACCTTAAAACTCAATTTGATTTCGTAATGATTATCTCACACATAGATTCTATGAGAGATGTAGTAGATGACTTGATTACAATTAAAAAAGAAAAAGGATTCTCAAACGTTAAGTTTTAGAAACTCTTAAAGCATTTGTAGGCTTTGGTTGATTGGGTTGATTGATTCTTTGTTTTATTAATCTTTCAATTAACCCACTTTTAGAATAACCATTCTCACAACAGTAATTATGTAATTCCTTATATAGTTCTCGTTTTACTTGTATTGTAGTGTATTTTCCCATAGTGTATAGATTTCTATTGAATATATATTAGTAAATATAATTTAAATATATTTATAGTAAGAATAATAGGAAATTATATATGGCAATTATTAAAAAATTCTCACCTTTTCAAAATCTTACTAATTTTTCAACATTTGTTAATGATGATAACCCAAATTCGGAATATTTCAAAATTACTGAACTTAGGGAAACATTAACAGGTGGAAAAAATGGATTTCTTATAGAAGGTTGTCCTGAATTAAAAGAAAGTTCTGAAGTTAAAATAGAGTTACTCGATGTAGAAGGAAATCCTATATACTTTGAACCTGGTAATGGTGTACCAGAATATTATGAAGGTACATCTAAATTAATATCAGTTCATATCTATGATGATACTCCAATTGGAGCAGGAAAAATAACCATACTTGGTGAATTAAAAAAATATAGAGATTCTTTTGGAGCTCTAGTAGATGTACCAAATGAATGGAAGGGTGTTTATAATGTTAAGTGGGAAAAAACATTTCAAGTAAACAAAAATCTATCAAACGAAAGTATTGTAAGATTCTATAAAAGACCTACTGTTGAAATTACAGAGTTAATAAAACCTATATTTTCAAAAAGTATTCCAACCGTAACTGAAACTGGTCATGTACATGGATTTGCACTAGTACCAGATGTTGGTTCTGATTTATCTACATGGAGAGCGGGAGTATCATATGGTTTAGAAAGAACAAGTGGTTCTTGGGATGTTGATGTAGATGAAAATGTAATTAATCTTGCCGGTTTAAACTATTCTCCTAGAATTATAGAAGTATTAAATTCTAAACAAGTTCTTGTTGATGTACCATATACTGTAAATAACATCGTAGAAGAGTTTGAATCTGGTTCTTATTCTGTAAGTTATACTGATTTTCAAAATCAAGTAATTGGAGAAACTTCATTAACTGGTTCTTTTGCAAAAATTGATTTTTCAAAACTTAAAACTTTTGTAGGTGATGTTGCTCGTGTTAAGGTATTTAGAAAATCAAGAAATGCAGTTGGTGATTTCCAATTCGTTCAAGAATCAAAATTAGAATCATCCGAATTACTTAGAGATATTACAACAAACTCTGATACTGAATTATCATATGGTAGATTTGATGAAAGTAACCTTTCAAATTATTGGATTACTTCTTCAAACGACCATGTAGTAAGTGTAGATTCAGATACATTATCTCAAGCATTAAAATTCGATTATAATACTACTGCTGGTGGAGTTCAAAAATTAATAACATCACAATCACTTTCAGTATCTAAAGATGTAGAATATACACTTAACTTTAAAACAATATTAAGTGGGGCTCTCGATGATACCGATAAGAGTATTACTGCATATTTTAGTTCATCTAATTTTACACAAAACTTTTTAACAATCGATGGTTCTGCAATTTATAGAGCAAGACAATCGGTATCTCAAAATATAATATCAGAAAATACAGGTGATGCAAAATTAGTATTTGAAGTACAAGGAGATGATTGGTATATTTCAAATGCATCTTTAAGAAATGCACAAGATACATCATTTTCACCAGATGAGTTTACTTTAATACAAGATATACCAAGAAAAACAATATCAGAAACTTTTGATTTTAAATTTGAGTTTTATGATATAAATAATAATTACATACCTGTTGATGTATTAGCAGTTGGTGTATTTGATGGTGGTAATGACTTTCCAACGAGTGCTAAGTTACTAACATTTGAATCTGATAGAAACGCATTTAGATTCTCAAGTGGTTCAGTACAAAATCCAAAAGGACAACAAATACAATTTAAACTAACACAGAACAACTTAACAGGTTCTACTTTATTTGAATCATCTGCATTTGATACGGATGGTAACTATTTAAATCCTAGTGATTATACACAATATCCAGGTTTACTAACAAGTGTAAATCCTGCAGGTGGTATTATTACTATTAACAACTTTACTGGTTCAAGAACAGATGGATTATATGAACCATTTGTAGGTTCTGTTGTTTATACTGCTTCTTTGGAAAGTGAACAAGAATTCGAAACTGTATATAGATTAGAAGATGGTGATAATGCACCTCAACTTATTGTAACTTCTAATGCAAATCAATTTACATATGAACCAACAACTCTTTCTTCAAAACCAAGTGGACAAAGTATAACTGTAAGAGCACAAAGAAAAAACTTAGCTTCATTGATAACACCAATTGAAGTAAATAGTGGAAGTAATAGACCACCACTTAATTTTGTAGAAACTGTAAATGGTATTGATTCATATAGTATAACATCTAATCAGTTCTCTGCATCATTTGCATCAAATAACTTTGATGAGGTAACATATTCATTTACAGGTTCTGATGTTTTTGGTAATAAACAATCGGATGAAATCACATTATCTAAAGTAATTAACTTTGATGCAGTTTCACTTGTACTATCAAACGAATCCACAACATTTCCAGCAAAATCAACTGGTGTTGTAATTGGTGGTTTGGCATCATCGGTAGGAACTGTTCAAATGAATATTGGTTCTTCACAAATAACACATGATGATGTAGGAGATGGTAGAGCAAAAAATACATTTGATATAACAAGTGTTAGTGGTACTAATGTAACTCCTATCAGTACATCACCAACTTCAAATTCATATGGAATATCTGCGTTTTCAAACACTAAGGATAGTGGTTCTTTAACATTAAATATTGAATATCTTGCAGGTGATAATGCAACATCTCAATCATTTCAAAAAATAGTATCCTATACTAAAGCTAAAAATTCTGTACCAAATATAGAACTTGCTGTTTCTCCTATTGCACAAACAATTGCTGGAAACTCAAGAGGTTCTGGTTCAGCAACACCAACTAACTTAACATTAAGTGCAACCGAGGGTGGTACTTCACGATTTGATTCAATTGGTAATCCAACATATAGTGGGGGATTAACGGGTTCTATATCTACAAATACTATTGTGATTACAGATTCTGCATCTGATATGACATCGGATACTGAAACAATAACAATACCTGTAATCTTTACTGATAGTGAAGGTACTCAAGGTACTAAAACTATTGTATCTACTATTTCAAGAACAAGAGTTGGTCAACCAAACGTAGAAGTTTCTGGTAGACCATTGGCACAAACAATAGAAGCTAACTCACTAGGTAGTGGTTCAGCAACTCCACAAAATATTTTAGTTAAAGCAACTGAAGGAGGTACGGATAGATTTACTTCAATACACACTCCAACATTTAGTAATGGGTTAACGGGTTCTATATCTTCAAACACATTATCTATTACATCAACTGCATCTGATATGACTGATGATACAGGTACTATTCTAATTCCTGTAAAATTTACAGATGGAGAAGGAACACTTGGTCAAAAAGATGTACAGGTGGTTGTTACACGAGTAAGAAAGGCACAACCAAGTTCAAACTTTAAAGCAGACCCACAAGCACAAACAATAGATGCAGATTCATTGGGTAGTTTAAATAGTAATATTACTGATATAACTATAAAGGGTGCAGATGGTAATACAGAGTTAACATATAATCAAGGAACTCTTGCTGCAGGTGAATTTAAAATAACTGATGTAACTGGTGTAACTGTTGCAGATACAACTCCAAGTACATCTACAATAGATGTAACTTCATTTAGTGGAAATTCTGCAATAGGTATAGCTTCTATTTCTTTTAAAGATTTTGAAGGAACACTTGGAACACAAGAAGTTAAATTTAGTTTTTCAAAAGCAACTGCTGCCGTTCCAAATGTGGAAGTTTTTGTAACACCTCAAGCACAAACAATTAACGCAAATTCAGTTGGTAGTGGTTCGGATGTACCAAGTTCATTAAAGATTGATGCAAGAGAAGGTGGTACAAATAGATTTACATCATTTGGTACAATTTCCTTTACTGGAGGACTTACTGGAAGTGGTGATGATTCAACTAAACTTTTCACATTTACTTCAGATGCATCTGATATGACATCAGATACAGGAACTGCATCAATACCAGTAAACTTTACAGATGGTGAGGGAACTAGTGGTACTAAAACAATTGAAGCAACCGTATCACGAGTTAGGGTAGCTCAACCAAATACAAATTTCTCAGTAACACCAGCAGCTCAAACAATTGATGCAGATTCGGTTGGTAGTTTAAATAGTAGTATTACCGATGTAAGGATAGATGGGTTTGATGGTAATACTGCTTTAACATATAATCAAGGAACACTTACTGCAGGTCAATATAAAATAACTAATGTAACTGGTGTAACTGTTGCAGATACAACTCCAAGTACATCTACAATAGATGTTACAGGATTTACAGGAGATTCTGCAACTGGTACTGCTAGTATTGCATTTAAAGATAACGAAGGAACTGCTGATACAACAACTATTAAATTTACTTTATCTAAATCTCTAAGTGCAACACCAACTGTACTAATATCTGCAAATCCACAAGCACAAACGGTGGATTCAAATGCGAATTTTAGTACAGTTGGTACTCCATCTGCAGTAAGTATTATTGTAAATCAAGGTGGTTCTGATTATGACTATTATTTTCCTGGTAGCCCAATAGCCAAAGAACAATTTAGAATTACTGGTGTAACAAATGGAACAAATAATAATAATGGAACGATTACACCAACTAAACCAAGTAATGGTGATGGTACAACTTCCGTTGTAACACTAAGTTACACCAATTCAGAAGGAACTACACTTACAGGTAAAACAATTACAGTCAATGTAGGAGTTGCAGTTCAAGGTGAATCAATAACTGGTGCTGATGGTAAGAGAACTGCAACTGGAATGATTCATTATCAAGAAACTGGTTCAACTCAACCAGCTACACCAAGTGCAACTTCATATACTTTTTCTAATGGTACATTTACTAGTTTAACCGCTGATTGGGGATTGGGTGCACCAACATATTCAGGTGGTAATGATAATAAATATTGGTACTCAACCTATTCTGTTGTTGAAACAACTGCTGGAGGTGGAACAGGTACACCAACCTTTGGTGATGCTCAACAAGCAATTGGATTTACTGGTTTAGTAACGTTTACCGCAGATGATTCGGTTTCAAATGGTAGTGGAAATGCATTATCATTTGGAACTACTGGTACAACGGCAATCCATGGAGATAATATTTCAACTGGTAGGATTATATCTACAAATTGGAATGATTCAGCTTCTGGTACAACTAATGGAATTTCAGATACAACTGGTTATGCTGCAGCAGGTATGGCAATTAATTTAGATTCTGGTTCGATTCATGCTCAACAATTTAAAATCGAATCCGATGGTAATGCTTCATTTAGTGGTGATATATCAGCAGCAACAGGTACATTTGGTGGTTCAGTAACTATTGGTACTGGTGATGATATATTCAAAGCAGGTACTAGTGGTATTCAATTAGGTGATGCTACATTTAGTGATGCTCCATTTAGTGTAAACATGAGTGGAGATGCTGTAATGAACTCAGCAACAATTGGACCTGTATCTGTAACAAGTACTGCATTCAAAGTAGTAACAGGAACAGGAACAGGAGCAGGAGATTTTGGAAACTCAAACACTCAACTTTATATTGATAGTGATGGGCAATTTTCACTTGGAGATAAATTATCATTTGATTCAAATGGTGACTTATCAATGACTGGTACTATGACAATTGCAGCAGGTTCAACTACTTTAGAAGATTTTGGAGCAGGAGCCGCCGCTTCCGCTTCTGCCGCTCAACAAAATGCTGAAAGTTTTGCAACTACGGCATCAGGAAATGCTGCTCTTTCCGCATCAGCTGCAAAAGATGCTGCCGATGCTGCCAACCAAACCATTAGTAACAATTCAGCTGCTTGGTCAGCGGGAGACCCAAACCCATCAAGTTATTCATTTGGTGGTAATGGGTTTACATTAGCAACTAATACTGCAGCAGCAGGGTTAAATTTAACATCTGCCTACATGGGATACCACGATGGTAGTGAGTTTAAAAGTTACATGGCTAATAATGGAGATTTTTATCTTGGAGGTACTAATGGTGCATTAACTTGGGACCATAGTTCTTCTACATTAGATGTAAATAGAGTTACAGCAACTGCTGGTACTGTGGGTGCATGGAAGATTGATTCAGATTCGTTATATAGTGGTGATAAAGGAAGTAGTGGAGACTTTACATCAGCAGGTAGTATAACAATTGGAAGTAGTGGTTTTATATCTGCAGCTGGTTTCTATATTGATACATCTGGTAACTTTGTACAAGATACAACAAAATCTAAATTAAAGGGTGGTAGTAATATTCGACCATTTGGTGATATATTTGATGTTGATGATGATGGACTGGTTATAAGGACAGCTGCAAAAATTGGTAGTGGAACTAGCCGCTCTACTTTTGGAAGTGCATTTTCATTTTCTTCAGAGGGTACTCTTAGAATAAGGGACGATATTGGTATCGGTACTTCATCAACTGGAATCGGGAGTCGATTTACTACTATTAGTAGTAACTTTACCAGGATTGATGTTAGAGATTCCGTTTCTTGTGTATTACCTGGTACTAAAATAATTTCTAAAAGAGGTGAGATAAATGTAGAAGATACAAAAGAAGATGATGTAATCAAAATATTTAACTTTGAAACCAAAGAATGGGGATGGTCATCTATTGATGAAATTATTACTAATAAAGTACAAGGATGGAGTAAGATAGAAACAGAATTAGGTAAAAAGTTAAAATGTTCTAATTCACATTTACTATATCATCCTGATTATCCTAATTGTGAAATTTCTGTTGATAAACTCGGAGTTGGTGGTGAGTTGTATGTTTATGATGATGGAAGATTAATTATTGATAAAATAAAAAGTATAGAAACTTTTGATGAAGAAGTTGAGGTTTGGAATTATGAATTAGATGTAGTGCATAATTATATTTCAGATGGAATACTTTCACATAATATGTCTGCAAAATTAGACCAAGTTGTAACATTAGGACACGCATATAAAAAGAGAATATCGGAAAATATTTCAAGAGGTGATTTAGTAAAAGTAGATTCAAATAATGAACTTATAAAAGTATCATCAGCAAAAGATACATCGGTGGTTGGTATTCTTTGGGAAAAATATGAATTAAAAATAACAAACCTAATAACTGGTTCCGTAGAGGATGGATACACTCCTTATACAGCATCAGAAGAAATGGTATCCGCATCATATTTAGATTCATTTGGTAATTATTTACCAAATAATGAAACTGGTTCAAAAGAAATATGGAGAGTAGCATCTCTTGGGGATAGTATTGAATGGAATGTATCCGGTTCTTACTTTAGTTTAACAGGATTTAAAATGTGTAATCAAGGTGGTGATGTTGTACCTGGTGATTTACTTTGTTCTTCAGATACTCCTGGTTATTTAATGAAACAACCATCTGAATGGGTAGTAACAGGATTTAATGGAGATTCTACTCCAATTTACGAAGAAAGACAATCACAATGTTCTTATACAGTAGCAAAATCTATGGAATCATCTTCGTGGGATTCTAATGGTAAAATGGAAGGCGTGTACGGATATCTATATTGTGGATAAAAAATAATTAATGAAGGTTTTTGTAACAACAGGTTGTGGTAACATCATTCAAGGTGGTGCTGATATGTGGACTAATAATTTTATAGAATTAGTTTTACCTCATCTTTCTGAATATTATATTTTGGTAGATTCTAAAAAACCAATTGGATGGAGAGATACTTACAATCTTGAAAAACTAGGAAAACTTCACTTTCACTTAGAAGATGCAAAAAAGACAGATTTTATTTTAAAAATGTGTAGTGAAATACATTTTTTGCATGCAAATTATCACAAACGAGACCATCTATGGAAATATAAAGATAAGTGGGGAACTATTTTTGTACAAGCATATCTACCTGATATGTTACAATATGGAGATTCTCTTAGACAGTTTAGTACAAATGTAGTAGAGGATGATGTAATAGAATTACTTACTTATTGTAAAAAAAGAATTTGGATTGGAAATAATCCATCTGAAATATTTAATGATTTCGAAACAGAAACTATAACAAACTTTTACGAATTTAAGCATAATATAGAACTTGGTAAAATAAATAATAAAATAGGATTTGCATCAAGAATAGAATCAAGGAAAAATGTACATTATTTAGATTCACTTCCATCATATGTTTTAAGTGGATATTATGATTGGAAAAATATAAATGAAAGTGGATATTATGATTTTAAACGAACTAAATATTTTAAATGGAGTATCGATATACTAAACTCTTTTATGAACCTTAAATGGAGTATTTCACATTCATGTCATACTAAAGAACCATTTGGTTATTCTATATTCCAATCAGTTGATTATGGTAAATTACCTATCATACATTCTGATTGGGGAGATGTTGATTATCGATATAGAGCATCATCAAAAAATGAGTTTAAAAAAATATATGAATTAATTTTATCCGATAGTGAATCAGTTCATACAAATGAATTTTATAAATTAAAAGAATATTTAAAAAAATATGATGATAAATCAAGATGGACAGCTGATGTTGTAAATCTATTTAACTAATATATATTTATATACATTTATTATTTTTTATTATATTTATATAAGACAATAAGAAAGTTATGACATTACTAAATCTTGATTATCTTCGAGAATATTTAACAAATAATCAAAAACCAAAATTAGATGTAAATGGAAAGGAATTTCATGAGCATATTCCTGTTCCATATCGTTGGACACATGGTGCTACTGATTTAACTTTAGGTGATGGTTTATTAATTTACTCTATAATTCATTATATGAGAGCAAAAGTTTGTGTTTGTTTGGGTAGTGGGGGTGGATTCATTCCTAGAATAATGACACAAGCAAGAGTTGATTTGTATGATTCACAAATCTTTGAAGGAAACCGAGATTTTAATTGGGGTGATATAGGAAGTACATATCTTGTTGATGCTGCAAATGGAATTGGTGGAAACGTAGATTGGAAGAATGGGGATTCTTTTCTAAGAAAAAACTTTTTTCCAAGAATTATATTAGAAACAACAGAAAACGCATATTATAACTTTTTTGTAAAAGAAGATATTAAAATTGATTATTTACATATTGATGCAGGTCATTCCTATGAAGATGTAAAACAAGACTTCGAGTTATACTCTAAAATACTTTCTCCAAATGGAATTATATCAATACATGATACAGATGAATCATTCGAAAAAGATTTAATAGTTACAGAAGATGTTAAGAGTCAAAATCATCAAGATAATATAACAAACGGACCATCTAAATTAGTAAAAGAACTGAGTGATGATAGTGATTGGGAAATTTTTAACTTTTTCAATAATGGTATATTTAAAACTAGACCATCTTCTACGGGTCTAACAATTCTTCAGAAATGCCAAAAGTAAACTTGGTCACAGTAGTTGGCCACAATACAACAATCCTACCACATATGATAAATCACTACAAAGATATTGTAGATGAAATTTATGTAGTAGTTTATAGACAACATACCTTAGATGGTATTTTAGAAGATGTAATAAATCTCGGTATCAAACCCTACAAAATAGTTACCGAAGAAAAATTTAATTGGGAAAGAGTAACTCAATTATATAACGAAGTTAAACAAACCAAACCAAACGAATGGTGGGTGGTTTCGGATGATGATGAACTTCATGTTTATCCAACTGATATCAGAGAAATGATTTCAGAGTGTGATGAAAACGGATGGGAGTTTATTACAGGAGGATTCCTCGATAGGATAGGAGAGGGAGGAGAGTTTCCTTTGGTAACAAAAGAAACTAATATTTGGAAATCGTTTCCACTTGCAGGATTTTTTAGATATCCTATGAGTGGAGCGATGCCAAACAAATGTTGTGTAATGAAAGGTTCAGTAGATGTAACACATGGACAACATTTTGCAGTAATCGGTGATACTGATACTTGGAGAGAACGAGGATGGAATCATCCTAAAAGATATCCAATAGAAAATGGGATTGTACAAGTGCATCATTTTAAATGGGATTCAACCGTTCTTGAAAGATTAAAAGAAGTATCAGAAACAAAAAAAGATTATTCCTATTGGCAGGAATATAAAAAAATGTACAGAGGAATTCAGATTAATGATTGGAAAATCGATATAAATAATCCTGAATTTATGTTTGAAAAAATGGAAGATAATTCTTACTTTGATTATACAAAGTGGAATGAACTTTCAAATGTTATAATAAAAGTATGATAGATAAGTTAGCAATTATTGTTCCTTATAGAGATAGGCAAGACCACTTAGATGTGTTCATACCTCATATGCAAGAGTTTCTTAAAGATAAGGGAATCGATTACACTATTTTTATTGCAGAACAAACAGATAATAGACCTTTCAATTATGGTAAATTATGTAATGTTGTTAGTAAAGAAGTTGGTAAAGAATACACTTACTTTGCTTTTCATGATATAGATATGTTACCAATGAATGATGAGTGTGATTATACTTATCCCGAATCACCAACTCACTTAGCAACTAATGTTGAAGCACATGATAACAAGATGCCATATCCACAATATTTTGGTGGAGTTAATGTTATCAGTAGAGAAGATTTTGAAAATGCAAACGGATACTCAAATGAGTATTGGGGTTATGGTTTTCATGATTTAGACTTACTTTATAGATTAGAAAGAAGTGGAGCGTATTTAGAAAAGTTTTATGATATAAATCAAACATATGAAAGATATGATATTACTGATGTGTTACCATATAGGATAGAAAATGTAGAAATAGGTACAGATAAAAGAAACCATAAAATAAATACAATATCACTTGGTGCTGAAAGTAGATTTTATGGAAATATAAATCATATGACAAATGAATTAATAAATGGAGATTTTTTTATTTCATTTTGGTTCAAAGATTCAAAGAATACAGAAGAAGTAAAAAACTTATTTTCATTTGAAGGGTGTGATACTGGTGTATTCTTATCACATGGAAAGCATGTACTAGGTCAGATATGGGATAAAGATGAAATACACTATGAGGTATCTCATGATTATAAAAAAGAAAAATGGAATCATGTTATATTTGGTAAAAATAACAATGGTATCTTTATGTACCTCAATAATAAATTAGAAACTCTTAAACTAAAAGAAAATTTCGATTTATTTGATTATACAAAACATACAGTTAAAATTTCAGATACACAAAGTGATATTAAAATCTCATCAATATTAACTTCAAATACAAAAATTAATGAAGAAATAGTATCTGCTTTATTTTACGATGGAGAAAGTTCATTTAATAATTTGAAAAATAAATTTGGGTTTAATATTTGTAGTATATATGACTTTAAAACTTTTTATAAAAATAGATTATTATTAGATAAGGGTAAAAATTTAAATCACTTAAAATTGGAAGGACCATTTGATGTAGAGGAAATTACTTTAGATGTAACAACTCCAATATATTTACCAATAAGATTGCAAGGAGAATATAAATCATTAGTACATGAGGATGATACTGAGATAATAAAAAAATATTATAAATATAATCCTGATATTGAAGAAAATGCTGATATATTTTTTCATGAGGTACTAACAGATAAATTAGATTATACCACTATTGGACTATCATCATTAACTTATAAAATATTAGATAAACAAGATAAAGAAGATTATGAACTTATTAGAATTGTTACATAACGAAAAGGTAGTACGAACCCTTGAGCACATAGATAATAGTCTACAAGATATTATTGAACCAGGTGTTAAGGATAATGCTATATTTTTAAAAATTATTATGATTTTAGAAACTTTACTTAAAACTTCTAAACATAATAATTCTCATATTGGTGAATACTTTGAAAGGTATTGGGATAATCAACCAAGAATAGATGAAACCGAGGAAGAAATAAAACAAAAAACTTTTAGGTTAGATGAAGCAAATACAAATGTAGTTGTAAAAACTGCAGAAATGGAAAAACTTGAATTTGAATTAGATGATAAAAATAACGAAATAGAAGAATTAGAGTGGAAGATAGAAGAACTCAAAGCAAAGATTGAAAAGTTAAAGTGGGAGCCAAAAAAGATAAAAGACTACTTAGAAGAAGTAAAGTGGGATATTCCAAAACTAGAATCAGAATTGGAAAAATTAAAATGGAAACCAGTAAAACTTAAAGATTATATAGAAGAAGCATCGTTCTCTATTGATTTTAAATCACACGAAGGATGGATGTTTAAAAAATTATTAACAGAATTAGTAGAAAATAAAAAACTAAATTACAATTATGGCAAAGACAACGAAAACAACAAGTAACGATAACTTGGAGGAAAGAGGTGTAAAAGCTCTTGAATCAATTGGTAAATCAATTGGTGAAATTAACGATTGGATATATGACTTGGATGCAGATATGTGGCAAGAAAGATTTGAATGGTATCTAAACGAATTTTATCAAATTGCAAAATCAAAAACAGTAGGAACATCAAATAGACCATCAAGAGATGCTGAGAGAATCCAAGAGAACACAGAAACTCAAGGAGAAGAGAGTAAATCATAAACTTGGTATAATAGTTCCATATAGAGATAGAGAACAACAACTGAAAAGGTTCTTATCTCATATGAAAGATTATATTAAGGATATTGATTACGAAATCTTCATCATTGAACAATCAGATGATAAACCTTTTAACAGAGGTAAACTTCTGAATGCAGGATATAAGTATGCCTTGGATAAGGGGTGCGATTATTTTGTATTTCATGATGTCGATATGTTACCTGAAGATGTGGATTATTCTTATTCAGATAAACCACTTCATTTAGCAACACACCTACAAGAACACGATTACGAAACTACATTCTTTGATTACTTCGGTGGAGTAACAATGTTTACAAAAGAAGATTTCAAAACTATTAATGGATTCTCAAATGATTATTGGGGATGGGGATTCGAAGATGATGATTTATTAATTAGATGTATCGAATCAGATTTAGAAATTGATACTGAATCTTTCGGTAATGAAACTATTAAAGAAATAGAATCATTTAAGTTTAATGGGACGAATTCTTTTATAAAGTGTTTTTCTACTAAAAAATTACATTTACTTGAAGATGAGTTTACTATTTCTGTTATGGTAAAGCCAGAAGATATACCTTTAAGTGAAAATAAAGAATATGATGAATTTCCTATACTATCAATACCTGGTTACAATACGGGTTTATTTTATAATTCATTTAGAAGATTTTTCTGTCAATCATATGATTTGGATAAAAAACCATATTCGGTTTCAACCGATGTTGTTGGTGAGAGATGGGTTCATCTAACCATGGTATATGAAAATTCAGATACAATAAAATTATACATGAATGGTAAACTTGTTGGTACGGAAAAAATGAATAATGAAATATTACAATTATCATCTGATGAAATTTTTATTGGTATTGGAAATGGTAAGCCATCAAATAAAGATTTCTTTTATGGATTAATATCGAGTATCGAGATATATGATATTGCTCTTAATGATGATGAAGTTTTTGAGATATCACAAAACCCAACTAAACCAAAACTTAGAAATTTTGGAAACTTTAAATCAAGTGAATTTTTACATACACAAATATTACCAGAAATATCAACATCAACTACATCAATCGATTTGGGTGGAAAATATGATGTTTATTTAAACAATATATATTTATATAAGTCTAGTGAATCCTTTAAAACTTTTCTACCAAAACCACATCGTAGAGAATCTCGTTTTAAGTCATTAAAACATAAAAGCAATTCTTCTATTGGAAATAAGTGGGTACATAACGAAACAAGAAAAAATCAATTAAAATATTATAATCAAGTTAGAACTAACATAGATGATTTTAGAATTGATGGAATCAATACACTTAGATTTAAAGAAGTAAAAAAAGAAGAAAACGGAATAATAAGTAAAATATCAATAGAGTTATGATGGATAATAAATATAATATGGGAGTGATTGCCGGTAACTTCGATGTAATACATCCAGGTTATATTAAGATGTTTAAAGAGTGTAAAACTTATTGTAAACAACTTATAATTCTTTTACACATAGACCCATCAATAGAAAGACCAGAGAAACTAAAACCAATTCTTACTAAACAAGAAAGAACAGAAATTTTAACCTCAATAAAATTTATAAATGGAATTGCGTATTATACTTACGAAAAAGAATTGGTAGATTTAATATACAGATTAAATCCAGATATCAGATTTTTAGGAGATGATTATCGTGGTAAAACATACACAGGTTTCGAATTAGATGTACCAGTTCATTATTTAAATAGAGACCATGGTTGGAGTACAACTAAGTTTAAAAAGTTAATAGCGGATACACTATGAAGTTAGGAGTTTGTGTACCATATAGAAACAGAGAATCACATCTAAAAGAATTTATACCAAAGATTGGTAAATACCTTAAGGATAGGGGAATTGATTATCAAATTTATTTTGGTCATCAAGTAGATGATAAGTTGTTCAACAGAGGAGCAACTAAAAACATCGCTGCTGAGTGGGCGTTCAAAGAAGGATGTGATTATGTTGTATATCATGATATTGATATGATTCCTGAAGAAGATGGAGGTGCTGATTATTCTTTTCCAAAAGATAAACCTAGACATATTGCAACTCAAATCTCACAAATGAACTATGAACTAAAATATGAAGAGTATTTTGGTGGTGCAATTTTATTTTCTAAAGAACAAGTTGAAAGAACTAATGGTTATTCAAATGATTATTGGGATTGGGGAATGGAAGATGATGATTTGTTTTGGAGATGTGTTTTAGAGGGATATGCTAATTATGAATATATGGATTTCGATAAAACTCCACAAGATTTTATTTCATTTGATGGATATAAATCTTATGCAGAAATACCATGTACTAGACAATTACGAAATTTAACATCTCGTTCACATACTATTTCAGTATTAGTAAGAGCACATCAACAAGAGGAAAAAGTTCCAATTTGGTTAGTTGGTGATATGGATAGGAGATTTTGTGAATATCCAATTCTTCGTAGACCAGGATATGACTATGGATTTAGTTACAATAACTCAAGAACATATACCGCAACTCTTTGGAACAACCAAAGAGAACACATCTATCAATGGATGAAAAACTATGAAGATAGATGGTCTTGGATTACCTTAGTAGTTGATGGAAATGATATTCATTTTTATATGAATGGAAAGGAATCTGATGCAAGATGGGGAACAGGAACACCTTCACCACAATCATTTGAGGGAATGTTAAAACGATATGGTAATACAAGTTATTATCTTGGAACAACTACATCAGTTGCAGATACAGAACCATCAAAATGGTTTAGAGGTGATATTGCAGATGTGAGAATGTGGAACAGAGCGTTAACTAAGGATGAGGTATCTAATATTCATAACGAAGTTGAAGATGATGGTTTAGTCCTACATTACGATTGTAAAGATGGGTTAATGATGGATAAAACTAACAATGATAACAATGCAATTGTACATGATTGTACATTCAAAAAAGATGTTGTAAAAATACCATACACAACCGTACCACATAGAGTACCTGGTAAAATGTATTGTTTACCACATAAGGATGAGGGATTGGTCAAAAATAGTGATGGTAAGGAAGTTTGGGCTAAGGGTGAAACAACTGCTGCAAATGAAAAAAGATTTGTCCATCAAATGCAACAAGGTACATGGGATTACAAATCAGATGGAATGAATTCCTTAAAATATGAATTAGTAAGTGTTGAAGAAATAACACCAAATGCTAAATTTATAAACATAAAATTATGAGTAAAGTTATAGGTAACAACTTTGAACAAATGAAACAGAAGTTAGATTCTGTTGGATGTGGGTTTTGTTTAGCTAAATGGACACAAGTTACAATGCATTTACATGATGGAACTACTCACTCTTGTCATCATCCTGCACCTCACAAAATTTCATTAAGAGAAATACAAAAAGACCATACTGCATTACATAATAGTTCTCAAAAGAAGAAAGCTAGAAAAGAAATGTTGGAAAACAAACGACCAAAGGAATGTGGTTATTGTTGGAAAGTAGAAGATAATTCAAATTCATACTCAGATAGAATTTTTAAATCAGAGGAATCTTGGTCAAAACCATTTTTTGAACAAATAAAAGATTCTCAATGGAGGGATAATTTTTTACCAAAGTATGTAGAGGTATCTTTTTCTAATACTTGTAATTTTAAATGTGGGTATTGTGGACCATCTTATTCTTCTAAATGGGTAGAGGAGATGAGAAAACATGGAGAGTTTTCAACAGGAGATGGATTTAATTCATTGAAAACATTAGAGAATGAAGATATGATTCCCTATAAAAAATCAGAACACAATCCTTACATAGAAGCTTTTTGGAAATGGTGGCCAGAACTTTATAAAAGTATGGATACATTTAGAATAACAGGAGGAGAACCTTTACTTTCTAAAGATACATTTAAGGTATTGGATGAAATTATAGAAACAGATACTCCTAATAAGAATTTAAAACTTTCTATAAATAGTAATCTTTGTGTAGAAGATAAACTAATAGATAAGTTCATAGAAAAAGCTAAATTAATAATTAAGGAGAAACGAGTAAAAGAATTTATATTATACACTTCAGTAGATGCATTTGGAGACCAAGCCGAATATATTAGATTTGGATTAAACTTTAATCAACTATTTGATAATATAGATAAAATACTTACGGAGATACCTGAATTAACAATTGTTGTAATGTCTACCTTTAATATATTTTCACCATTTAGTTATGAAAAACTTTTAAGAAAAATATATGATTTTAAAGTTAAACATTTTAATACAAAACGATATTGGAATTCTCCACTAATAATAGATACATCTTATTTAAGATATCCTGACTTTTTAAGTTTTAGATTATTAAAAGGATATTTAGATATTTCGTATTTTGAAAAATTAGAAAAATATATGAAGTTTTTCTCATCATATAGAAGTTTAAATTCATATCAATTACAAGAACCAACTGATAGTGGATTCACATTAAAAGAAATTGAAAAAATAACAAGAATAAAGGATATGTTTTTGGAAGATGCGAAATCTGATGTTGACTTCTCATTGGGTAAAAAGAAATTTAAACATTACATTAAAGATTATAAACAAAGAAGAGGATTGGATTGTGAAGAAACTTATCCTGAAATGAGTGAATTTATAAATGATATAAAATGATAATAAATTATAAAGAACCATATTGGATTAAATATGAATGGGATTTAAATGAACATAAAGACCATCAGTACGTTACTGAGTTTAATAAAAGTGAATCTGAAAAAATATCTAATTTGTTTCATCAATTAGAATACTCGATTAATATTGAATTTAAATTAGATAAAGATTTAGAATCTGATAATATATTTTGTATATTTGGGAAACCTGGTAAAAACTTTGGTTTAACATATAATCATGAAGCGGATACATTAGCTTTAGAATTTTGGACGGAAGCAACAACTAAAGTTGCAGATGATGAGTTTCATTACCTACCATTTCATGGAGTAAATTATGATGAAATTTCAAATGGTATTGTAATTACCATAGTTAGAAAAAATGATGAGTTTATAATTTATAAAAACTTTGAAAAAGTAGGTGAAATTGATTTCGATAAAAATCTAATAGATGATTATAGAACAGAAGGATTGTATCTAGGAACTGGTAATCCTGGTACTGAAGTACCTGAGCATCGTTACCATGGTTCAGTAGATATAGATAATTTACTCTTTGTAGAAGATATTACAGATATAGAAACAATTAAAAAAATATATAAAACTGATATCAATAACTTAAACAAAATCGATGAATATAATAAAGTAATATTTAACTATGACTTTAATACAGTAAATAATCAAGGAATTATATATGATAATTCAAAAAATACATACTTTGTGGAAAAAGTACCAACAGAATTTATAAAATAATATATGTCAACAGAAAATTTAAGAAAATGGAGAGATGATAATCTCAATAGTATATCACCAAGTTTTTGTGCAGCAAAATGGTACAATGTATCATTGCATCTAGGGCATGGTTTTAAAAACTCATGTCACTTACCACTACCTCATCCAATTGATGTAGATAAATTAAAAGATAGACCATCTGAATTACATAATACTGATTTTTCTAAAAAACAAAGAAAGATGATGTTAGAAGGTAAACGACCTGCTGAGTGTTCTTATTGTTGGAAGATTGAAGATATTGGTAGAGATAATATAGCAGATAGAATTTACAAATCTAAGATTTATAAAGAAGAAGATATCGCTGCAATTAAAGATGTACCATGGGATGCTGATATTATACCAAAAACAATTGAAGCTTCTTTTGATAGAACTTGTAATTTTGGATGTTCATATTGTAATGCTGGTTACTCTACAACTTGGGGTAAGGATATTGATAAATTTGGACCATATCAAAAGTTTAAATCAGTATCAGCTGGTGCATATCAAAACAATGGTTCTTGGGCAGATGCAAATGGTAAATATAATGACCAAAATCCTTATGTAGAAGCATTTTTAAAATGGTGGCCTGATTTAATTGAAGGTGGATTAGAAGAAATAAGAATTACAGGTGGTGAACCATGTGCATCTCCAAACTTTTGGAGTTTCTTAGAAAAGATGAAAGGACATAAATCTGATAAACTTAGATTTGCTGTAAATTCAAATCTTGGTGGTAATTTTAAAAGAATTCAACGATTAATCGATGCATCGTATGAGTTGCCAATTAAGGAGTTTGATTTATATACATCAAACGAATCATTTGGTCCTCATGCTGAATATATTAGAGATGGTTTAATTTATCCTGAATGGAGAAGTCATATGGTTGCCTTTCTTGAAGGAGTAAATCAAAAAATATTTCGTTCACTAACAGTCATGATGACAATTAATTCATTATGTTTATTTTCTATTACTGAATTTTTAGATGATATGATTGTATTAAAAAAGAAGTATGGTTCTAATAGACCTAATGTGGATTTTAATATACTCAGATGGCCAGCATTTATGTCACCATTAGCTTTACCCAATGATGTAAAAATGTTTTTACACAAAAAACTAAATAATTGGTTTGAGGTACAAAAGAAAGAAAGTGATTTCTACGAATTATTTAGTGAAGGAGAAATTGCACAGATAGAAAGATTAATTGATTATATAGAAGTTGTTAAAACGGGTCATGTTACTACTGAGGGAGAGGATGAAATCCAATTTCATGATTTCAAATCATTCTACGAACAATATGATAAAAGAAGAGGAAAGGATTTTTGTAAAACGTTTCCAGAACTTGCTGTTTGGTATCAAAACATAGATGTTGATAAAACAATACCAGATGTAGAAATAAGACCGGGTGATATAACACATTTTGAAGATGGCGAATACAATCCAAACTAATATGAACTTTGTTATAAGTGATACTGAAAATCACATTGTAATGGATGGTGGTACATTTAAAAATAGCTTGGGTGGTAATAGATTTACCCTTGCACCTATTTTTAATGCTATGCGAATTTCTAGTGGAAATATAAATCACAATTTATTCAAAGTAAATACTTTTACAAAAGATTCAAAACCAGAAAAATATATAATACCACTTGGTGTTCATAATGACCCACATAATTGGGGAGGTGGTAGTTCATCAAATCATGATAATTATGAATCTTTATTTGATTTACTAGATGATGATTATTTAACTGATTTAAAAAACGAAAAGGCACTACTATTAGTTGATAGTTCTTTTGAAGGTTATCATGATGATTGGATATTTGAATTTTTTCATAAAGAATGTAAAGAACGAAAAATAAATCCAACTCATATAATATTCGTTACGGGTAATTCAATAGTAGAAACTTGTTATGAGAATTGGTTAATAAATAATCCACATCCCAAGCACATTAAAGTAGTACCCTACTCTCATTTTGAGTTTGATACTTATTTACTTTCAAATGATTTACCACCTGGAAATAAAAACTTTCCTCCAACATTTGATGACCATATCAAATATAAGAACAATAATGATATTGTTAGTTTTTGTAACTTGAATAAAAAACCAAGAAGACATAGAATAAATTTTTATTCACTACTTCATAGAAATAATTTATTAAAAGATGGTCTTGTTAGTATGAATACTTTTCATGAATCTGTTGAATTTTGTGATTATCGATTATCACATTCAGAAACGGAAAAAATTAAAGAAACACTTCCAAGTTTAATCTATGATAAATCAAACGAAGCACATGACCCTAATTACTATGTAACTAGGTTTAATGATAAGGTTTGCCTAGATAGTTACTTTTCCGTAATTAGTGAGGCACAATATGAAGATACACAGAACACTATATTTTTAAGTGAAAAAATATTCAAGGTTATGATGTGTTCTCATCCATTTATGGTATTGGGTAATAAAAACTCATTAACTGAATTAAAAAAACTTGGATATAAAACTTTTGATAAGTGGATTGATGAATCATATGATACATCATCAGACTGTGAACGATTTGAAAAAATTATAGATAATTTAAAAAAGATAATATCAATAGATGATAAACTAAGTTGGTTTAAAGAAATGGAAGAAGTACTAGTCCACAACAGAAATCAAATAAAAATTAATACAACTAAAAATATATCATATGCATTTCAATCAGTATATGACCACTTTGTTAAAATAAATCAAAAATCAAATTTAATATGAATGTAAATTTTGTTTATAATGATTTTTCGGATGATGGGTATCCACTTGCAAATTGTTCTAAAAATGGGAATAGTAATAAATGGTTTGATTCAAGTAATTTTTTCTCGTCATATCTAAATGATAGCGAAAATGATTTTGATTATTTAGGTGAGGATGAGAAGTTTAATGTATTAAAGCATCCTTTAAAAAATATTCTAATAAATCCAACTGACCTTTATTTTTATATGGTTTCGCATCCTGGATTAGAATATCATGATTTATGTGATTTGCCTAATTTAGGATTATCTGCTCAGATTATTAAACGATTGAAAACAAATATAAACTTTTACTTAGTCTATTTACGAGAACATGAAGCCGATAGGATAGGTGGATTGGGTTTGCTAATTGATAAATTAAACAGACTTGGAATAGACCATAAAGTAATTATTTGTAATAATGATAGTAATATAAATGAGAATCTTGAAAAAATAAAAAAAATACATAACTTTAATACGAAAGCAAAAGTTTACAAACTTAATTTTCTACAATGGTCATCCTACCAAGTAATGGCATTTAAAAATGATGACTTTAAAGCATATGAATTTGAGTTTAATGAAGAAAAAACTGGTAAATTTTTCATGTGTAGAAACAAAGGAGCTAAACCACATAGAATGGGTTTAATAGCGTTTCTTAGAGCTAATAAAGATTTAGAAGAAAATACTAACTATTCTTGTATAGGAAACGTATATTATGGAGATTTGGTGAGAAAACTAACACCATTCTTCGAAACACAGTTTATAATAGATAATGCTAGAGAAATATTTGAACTTAGGGAATTTTACAAAGAAGATGATTATGAAGCTGGTAAAAATTGGATAGGTGAGGGAGGAGAGTTTATTCATAAAGACCTTGCTCCAATATATCTAGTACCTGAGTTACATGAAGCATTTTCTAATTCTTATATGAATGTGGTTACTGAATCTGAATTTAATTCATTTACTGAAGTTGTACATATTACAGAAAAATCATATAGACCTTTCTATTATTATCAATATCCTATATTTTTTGCATCACCAAATCATGTGAATGAATTAAGAAAGATGGGATTGGATTTATTTGATGATATTATAGACCACTCATATGACTTAATAAAAGATGATGGATTGCGGTTTAAAGCAATTTGTAAAGAATTAGATAGAATTGAAAAAATTAAGACAGAATTTATAAAAAATTATTCAAGTTATAAGGATAGGTTTTATAAAAACAGAGAAATACTAATAAAAGCTGCAAGGAAGCATAAAATTAAAGATATTCAATTTTTTAAAAACACAATGAACGAGTATAAACAAAATATACACAATACTCCTATTATATGAGATTAGTTGCATTTGGTGATAGTTGGACAGCTGGACATGGTGTGGAAACTAATTCTACATATAAAGAAAATGCAACACCACCTGAATTTATACAAAAACTGAGAGAACAAAACTCTTGGCCAAGGTGGTTATCCGAGAGGTTGGGGATACCTTATATTAATATGGGATATTGTGGATTTGGAAATGAATTTATTCTTAATAAGATTGAATCATGTAAAGAGTTTTTACACAAAGATGATATTATAATCGTAGTTTTTACATATCCGTTTCGATACAAAAAGCATAATAGATTATCACCAATTGAGTTATACAAAAAATTTGAAGATACGTTGATTGGATATAATAGATTTTATTTTAATGGGTTTTATCCATTATTAGATGATACTATATCTATTAAATTACCAAAAAATTATATTAATCCAAAGGGAACATTATCTTACATCTTACAAGTAGAAGAATTAGAAAAGGGAACTAGTGTTTGGGAGTATGGAAGTAAATCTGTTTGGAATGATGAGAAAAACTACTATGAGGGAGACTATCATCCAAACTTAAATGGATACAAAATCATATCAGACTTTATGTTTAATGAAATACAAAAATTACTATAATGGGAATACAAACAAATGAACATAAAAACATATGGAACACTCATATAGAATTATTTAGAGAGAAGTTAAGTGATTATAAAATAAAATCATATGATGATAACTATTCTGCTGTTATAATGGAAACTCGTGAACATCCACATTTAGAAACTGTTATAAAAAACACAATGTATTTTCTAAATGAATCAGATTCTAATAAAAAATGGAAATTGGAATTATTTCATGGTAATCTAAATGAAGAATATTGTAAAAAAATAGTTGATGGTATTGATAATGTAGAACTACATCATGTAGATTATGATTATATGATAGTAAATGATTACGATACCCTATTCAGAACAACTGATTTTTGGAAAATGATAACATCTGATAATATTTTAATATTCCAAACAGATGCAATATTAATTAAATCAGGTATTGATGAATTTTTGGATTATTCTTATGTAGGTGCACCATGGTTAAAACCAAAAGAAGAAAAGTATGTAGGAAATGGTGGTCTATCTATACGAAACAAAAATAGAATGATTGATATCATTGAAACACATCCGAATGATTCTTATTTTAAAGAGGATATTTATTTTATCAAATATTTAGACAATAAGGAGATTGCACCAATTGAGGTTGCACAAAGATTTGCTGTTGAAGACTTATACTATAATGACCCAATTGGATTACATCAACCAAAGATTCAATACAAATACTTAAAAACACTAATGAAACAAGGTATAAACAATATAAATTATTAATATGAGTTACTTTAAAAATAAAAATGTAGTGATTACAGGTGGAGCAGGTTTCCTTGCAACACACTTTATCAACGAACTACATAAGTTGGGTGCAGATATTACTACTCACACTTACAATTCACCACTACAAGTTAGTGAAGAGATACAAAAAGATATAACAATACTAGAAAACATTGATTTGAATAATATTGATGATGCAATCAAACTAACAAAAGGCTCAGATTTGGTAATCCATTGTGCAGGTCATGTTTTACATCCTGGTTCAGTACGAACTGATATACAAGGTTCACTTGGAAACATCACCTTACTTGGAAATGTACTTGATGCGTGTGCTAGGAATGAAGTAGATTCGTTTTTTGACCTAAATTCATCAACTGGTTATCCCGATAGAAGATATCCTGTGAAGGAAGATGAGTTTTGGGATGAAGAACCTTACATTGCGTACTTTGGTTATGGTTGGATGAGAAGATATAGAGAAAAATTGATGGAACATACTTCAAACTTCTCTAAATTAAAGATATTCTTAGGTAGAGGTTCGGCAATATTTGGACCAAACGATAACTTCAATGTAAAAACTTGTCATGTAATACCTGCAATCATAAATCGTATGTTAGGTGGAGAGAATCCATTTACTGCATGGGGTTCACCTGATGTTGTAAGAGATTTCTTGTATGTTAAGGATGTAATTAAGGGAGCATTAACAATAATCGAACATGGTAATCCAATGGAGCCTTATAATGTTGGGTATGGAGCACCAATCACAATAGGAGATATAGTAAACACAATTCAGAAGGTATCTGGTCTTACACCAGAGATAGTTTGGGATAATTCCAAACCAACAACCATACCATTTAGAATGGTAGATACTGAAAAAATAAATAATCTTGGATTTACACCAAGTTACTCCTTTGAAAAAGGTATAGAAGAAACAATTGAATGGTTTAAGAGAAATAAATGAATGCACTAATAACAGGAATAACAGGAATGGTTGGTTCTCATTTGGTAGATTACCTTATTGAGAATACTGAATGGAATATCTATGGATTTATCAGATGGAATGATAGATTAGATAATTTGGAACATCATTTTGATAGAATTAACAAAAAAGATAGAATATTTCTTATCAATGGTGATTTAAATGACTTGCCATCAGTACAATCCGCTATTAATGAATCTGAACCTGATTATGTATTTCATTTAGCCGCTCAATCGTACCCAAAAACATCATTTAGAGCCCCACTTGAAACTTTACAAACAAATATCATAGGAACTGCAAATCTTTTAGAATCAATTGGTAATTATGGAAACGATAATATTGTAGTCCATGTATGTGCATCATCTGAAATATTTGGAAAAGTACCAAAAGAGAAATTACCAATAGATGAGGAGTGTTCAGTACATCCAGCATCCCCATATGCAATTTCAAAAGTAGGAACGGATTTGTTGGGTAGGTATTATGCAGAAGCGTTTGATATTAAAATAATGACTACACGAATGTTTACACATACAGGTCCAAGAAGAGGAGATGTGTTCTCAGAATCTACTTTTGCAAAACAAATAGCAATGATTGAAGGTGGGTTACAAGAACCCACAATATATGTTGGTAACTTAGATTCACTTAGAACGTATGCAGATGTTAGAGATGCAGTAGAAGCCTATTTTTTATTGGTAACTGAAAATCCAATTGGTGGAGAGTACTACAATATTGGTGGTGAATATACTTGTAAGATTGGAGATATGTTAAACTACTTAATTTCACAATCAACTGTTAAAAATATTAAAGTAGAGGTTGATGAAGACAGGTTAAGACCTATTGATGCCGATTTACAAGTACCAAATACAGAAAAGTTTAGAAACCATACAGGATGGAAACCAAAATACACCTTCGAAGAAACTATGAATGACCTTTTAGAGTATTGGAGAAATGAAATTAAAAAAGGTAGAAAATTTTTAAATAGATAGTGAGAAAATTACTTTACATAAGAGAAGATTCTTGGTTCTTCGAAAGATTGTTAGATTTTAAAAATACCTATGGTATTGACTATACTAATTTAACTTCCATTGATAACCTATCTACAAATGAAAAATATGTTTATGTAAAATATTTTCAAGGTCATGTATGGCAAGATATGAAAACTTATTTATCAGAATACGATAAACTTATATGGAAAAAACAAAAAGAATATGATATTAAAATATTATATGTATCTGATAATGAATCGGGTCTTAATAATTCCATAGATATAATTGAATCGTTTATTATTGATGGTGATGGTGATTTAAATAATAGTGTTTTAATAAACAATAATAGGTGGAATGGTAAGTTATATACAAATGATAATAAGATACAGGTAGAATCACTAGAACGAATTTTATGGGAAAGTGCTAAGTGTGTAATAAGTAACCAAGACCCAACTTTTGATAATGATTCTAAGAAAAAAATATTTCAATGTTATAATAGAGCAGTAAATGCATATAGAACTTGTGTTATTGTTGATTTATTAAAACATGGAATGGTGGATGAAATCGATTGGTCTCATTTAAGAAGACCAGATTATTTAGATGCCGTAGAAAGAGCAGATGATGGTATATTACGCACAAAGTATGAACGGATAACTGGTAATACATTTAAATCAATTGAGTCATTTTATGAAAAATTAGTTTCCATCTGTCCTAAAAAAAGTGAATTTGAAATGGGTTATGAATTTGAAAATGAAAATGGTGTAATAGATTACAATATTTATTATGATAAAAATCCATATAAATTTTCATATATAAACATAGTAAATGAATCTAAGTTCGATGAGTTTGATAATAGGCATATGCATATTACAGAAAAAACACTTATACCATTTTATTATTTTCAATTACCATTATTTTTTGCTAATTCAAACCATGTTAAGTTTATAGAAGAACATTATGGATTAGATGTGTTTCGTGATTTTATAAACCATGATTATGATTTAGAATCAGATTATCAACAGAGATATAGTATGATATTTGATGAAATTAAAAGATTGTATAAAATGAAAAACCAACTATCTAAGTTTTATGTAGATAATAGATTACGATTTGAAAAAAATCATGAAATAATTAGAACACTTGTAAATTTAGAAAGAAAAGATGTACAGAAGATAAAAAATATTTTATGTAAATGATATGATAAATAAAAAATACGATTGGGAACACAGTAAAAAAGAATATGGATTTGGTAAAACTAAAATCGATAACTTTTTAGATGAAGAAACTGTAAATAAACTTTATGAAGAGTGTAAGAATGCACCAAAAGGTGGATGGACTGTATTTACTCGTGCTGGTTCTCGCATGGAAGAATTTAATGATTTAATTTCATTACCAACTGCACATAGAGTAACCTATGATATAATGCATAGTGGAGAGTTCTTATATGAATTAGAACAAATGACAGGTATTGTAGGATTATTACCAGACCCTCACTTAGTTGGTGGAGGTTATTCTATTATTAGAAATGGAAAGGACTTGGGTTGTCATTATGATTTCAATTGGAACGATAGAATCAGACTACATAGAAAACTAACTACACTATTATACATTACGCCAGATTGGAAAACTGAATGGGGAGGGCATATACAATATTGGGATGATAATATAGATATCAATCCAAAATCAAATCTAATAGAATCCGTTTCACCAAAATTTAATCGATTGGTTATTAATGAAAATATTAAACATGGTCCGTATCATAGAGTAAGTGCAGTAAATGCACCGAATGATATACCAAGATGTGCTATTAGATTTTTCTATTATATATCAACATCAGAATATGATAAAGATAATCCACCACATAGAAGTACCTATAAAACAAATGAGTATGAGCATCACAAATTGCATGAAGAAGAGAATTGGGATGGGCACTTTGTAGGAAAGGGTGGAGAAGATTATGGATACAAAAAACAATAAATGTTAAATTGTATAACTATGTGATTATCAGTTAGCTATGATAGTGAAAATGAAACATACAAATATATGAAAGATTATAATATAAATGACCCATGGGATTGGGTAACACGATTTGAAGATGAGGTTGCAAACTATACTGGTTACAGATATGGTATTGCGTGTGATTCCAATTCAAATGCAATAAGATTGGTTCTACATTATTTAGATATTGTTGATACTGATATTGAGATACCAGCAAATACCTATGTATCCGTTCCAAACCAAATTATCTTAAGTGGTAACAGACCTAAATTTAGAGATATAAAATGGAAAGGATTGTATCCAATTGGAGATACAAGTATCATTGATTCTGCAACTGCATTCTATGAAGGAATGGGTAGAGGATATGAAGATAAATTTATGATTTTATCATTTCATTTAAAAAAAATATTAAATATTGGACAAGGTGGAATGATATTAACAAACAGAGATGATTTTAATGAATGGGCAAGACCTATGATTTATGATGGTAGACACAAGGATAGATTATATAAAGAAGATGAGTTTGAATGTGTGGGTTGGCATATGTATATGAGTCCAGAAGCAGCGTATAATGGATTAAAAATATTCAATTCAGATAAAATACAACCATTTAACGAACCATGTGGTTCATCTGAAGAATATGGGGATTTAAGAAAACAGAATATTTATACCAAATATGTTATATGAGAAAATATCTACCAACTCTTGGGGAACTAATAGATAGACTAACAATAGTTCAACTTAAAGAAGTTAAAATACCACAACACAAAAAAGAATATCAAAAAGAGATTGAAGAAATTGTACATGATATTACAGAAATATTAACTACAACAAAACAATTAAAAATTGATGGAGATTTTATTAGAGCAGTAATTGTACTTGCTCAAATGAATACTCATATCTGGGTAAATGAAGATAATGCTAGAAGTGGGGATAATGTAGGTAATCAATTAATGCTAACACATGGATTGAATGGAATCCGAAATACTGCAAAAAATAAAATACAAGAAGTTGATGGTGGTAGGAAAGATTACAAAGTAGATTGTATTGCATCCGAGTTTAATGATTGGAAAATTAGTTGGTAATGAAGGTACTAGTAATAGGAGAAAGTTGTGATGATGTTTTTATTTATGGTGAGGTTTTACGATTATCACCAGAAGCACCAGTTCCTGTCATAAAACCACTAAGAGAAGTTTACTCAAAAGGAATGGCAGAAAATGTAGAACTAAATTTAAAATCACTAGATGTAGATACACAACTAATATGTAATTCAGAAGAAGTTGTAAAAATAAGGTATGTTGATAACTCTTATAATTACATTTTGTTACGAATAGATGAAAATGATAAAGTTTCTCCCCTTAAATTAACAGAATTACCAAACCTAGATGATTTTGATTTAGTGGTATTTGCAGATTATAATAAAGGATTCTTATCAAAAAGTGATATATTAGAAATTTCATCGAAATGTAATTGCCCAACATTCTTGGATACAAAAAAGAAACTTGGAGAATGGTGTAAGAATATTTCCTTTATAAAAATAAATTATCATGAATATCTTAGAAGTAAAACTAAGATAGATAATAACGAATGGTTAAAAAACAAAACAATTATTACTAGAGGACCGAATGGGTGTGATTTTGGAGGAAAAAATTATCCAACAAAGGAAGTTAGTGTTAAAGATGTTGCTGGTGCCGGAGATAGTTTTTTAGCAGGTTTAATATTTAAATATATACATACATACAACATCGAAGAATCTATTGAATTTGCAAATAAGTGTTCAACTCAAGTAGTTCAAAAAAGAGGTGTTTCGATAATTAATAAAAATAAGTTATAATGGCATCGATTAATAGAAGTATTTACTACAAAGAAAGAGCATGGAATGATATTCATATATACAACTCGAAGGTTTTAACTGGAGGAGTAAAAATAATCCAACCGGCTGTTTACCATGAACTTAGGGGGGAAATAGCAACACTATATCATCAAGATTATTATGATAGAATGATACCTGTTGGTGAGAGAGAAAATGGAGTTGATTTTAAACACGATAGATATTCTAAATCACAAGAAGGTGTTTTACGAGGAATGCATTACGATGATAAAACTTGGAAATTAATAAGTTGTATTTCAGGAAAAATATATTTAGTTGTACTTGATGTGAGGGGTGGAAATATTGTAACCAATCCACAATATGGTAGTTGGGAAACTTATATAATATCACCTCAGACACAAACACAAGTATTAATACCACCTGGTTTTGCAAATGGACATTATGTAATGGAAGATAATTCTGTATTTTATTATAAACTTGCATATCCTGGTGTATATAATGATGTAGAAGACCAAGGTACAATATTTTGGAATGACCCTAAATTCAATATAGAATGGCCATGCCAAAACCCACTTCTTTCTAAAAGAGATACTCCATGAAAGTAAAAGTATTGGATAGTATATTATCAAGTTTCTTACCCCATCAATATTTTTTTAATCAAAATGAATTGGGACATAGAAATGAAGTAGTATCTACTATATTTGAAAGAATAGGAATCGATATAGAATTTGTTTCGGAAAATAATGTTCATGATTTTAATGAAGTAATTTATCCAATAGTTAATTTAAATAATCTTACAGTTGATGACCAAAACATATTTTCAGATATATTACAGAAGTATATTAAAAAAGGGTTAAAGGTTTTTATATTTCATTTAAATGAATGTTTTTTGGAATCTGAAGTATTTTCTTTTAATGAATATTGTTTAAATAATAATATTGATACAAGTAAAATTTATTTATTTGTAAACAATAATAAAATTAAAAAATATTTGAGTGATATGAAAAGTAAAATTAATTTTTATTTTCCATTTTATCAATCAATAGAACACTCAAATCTTTTACAAACAAATTTTATTGAACCATCTGATGATGATAGAAACTTTTTGTTTATGTGTCATAATAATAAAATGGTTAGTCATAGATTGGCAACTATTGTTTTATTAAAAGAAACTAATATATTAAAAGATGTTGATTATTCGTGTGTAGATTTTAGTGTATCACATGATAACGATGGGTTGCTAAAAAGTATTGAAACAGAATATAAAACATTTACTGATTCATATAACTCAATAATACAAAATGGTTCAAAGTTAAGTTTTTATGAAAATGAAAAATTTACATTTGATGAAATTGATTCTCCTATTATAAATGTTACTACATTTAAAAATAGTTATGTTAATATTGTAACTGAAACAGATTTTTCAGAGGATGTTATTCACATTACAGAAAAATCATTAAAACCATTTTATTATTATCAGTTGCCAATATTTGTAGCACCACATAATCACTTAAGTGAATTAAGAAAAATATATGGATTTGATATGTTTGATGATATTATAGACCATTCATATGATTCCGAAGAAGACCCTTTGATTCGAATGAAACTTATATTTAAACAACTAGAACTAATAAAAAATAATCCTGATGTTATTAAAGATTTTTATGTAATGTTTAAGGATAGATTTATAAACAATAACAAAATAGTCTGTGAAATTATTAATAAAAAAAACGATTTAGACTATATTAAAAATATTTTTATATGATAATTAAAAATTTAGATTACCACGAAGATAGATGGGAATCGGGTAATTACACAAAAGAAGAACTCATTCAATTTGAAGATGATATAATTTCACATTGGGAAGGTGGGGAAATTACAGGACCCATTCATCTATCAAATGGAAATGAAGAACAACTTATAGAAGTGTTCAAAAAAATATCTCCAACAGATTGGGTATTCTCAACTTGGAGGTCTCATTATCATGCACTTTTACATGGTGTAGAAGAATCAAAACTAAAACAAAAAATACTCGATGGTAAATCAATTACTATCGTAGATAAAGAATCTAATTTTTATGCATCTGCAATTGTAACTGGTACTTTACCAATTGCATTAGGAGTTGCAAAATCACTTAAACTTAAAGGTAGTAATGATAAGGTTTGGGTTTTTATAGGAGATATGTCATTTGAAAGTGGAATCTTTTACGAAGTTCACAAGTATGCAAGAAATTATGATTTACCTCTTCATTTTATTGTAGAAGATAATGGTGTAAGTACAAACACTCCAACATTAGATACTTGGAATGGTATTCAGAGAGAATTGCCAGAAGATGTAATATATTATAAGTATGAATCAAAATATCCACATTACGGAACAGGTAAGTGGGTAGTGTTTTAAAATTATTAAAAAATGAAAAAAGAAATAGTACATACAACACTTGTTACTGGATGTAGTGGGTTAGTAGGATATCATGTTGTAAAAAAATTAATAGAAGCTTCTCCTGAGAATCACTTGGTTGTTGGTGTTGATATAAAAGAACCAACATATGATTGTACCCAATATGGTGATAGTTTTATATTTCATAATATAGATTTAACTGATTATTGGAAAGTAAGTTCTTTATTTGAAATTTACAATTTAAACGATGTTATAAATTGCTTTGGAATAAAAGGAACACCAAAAACAGCTGAATCTAATCCTGTTGATTTTCTAGTTCCATCTATAACTGCAAACATAAACTTAATAAAAAATTGTGCACACCATAGTGTGTATATAAATTTTCTTTCATCGGTAGGTGTTTATGCATCAGCTGAAGAATTTGTAGAAGATACAGTTTGGAGTACACTACCATCAAAACACGATTGGTATCCAGCATGGAGTAAGAGAATTCCGGAATTAATACTTGAAGCGTATAAAAGACAATATGATTTTATAAATTGGACTATTTTGAGACCTTCTAATATTTTTGGAGAATATGATAACTTTGGTGAAAATGCAATGGCAATACCTGCAACAATTAAAAAAGTATTTGAATCGGATGGTGAAATTGAAGCATGGGGAGATGGTACACCAATTCGAGATTATGTATATGCCGAAGATGTTGCTGAAGCGTGTTTAAGTGCTACTGAACAAAGATTACATTGTGAGATTGTAAATATCGGAAGTGGTGTTGAGATAACAATTAAAGAAATGATTGAAACGGTATGTAAGGTTAGTGGTAAAGATATTAAAATCAATTGGGATACAAGTAAACCCAATGGAGAACCTAAAAGAAAAATGAATACAGGTAAACAAGCACATCACAGATTGTTGCCAAAACTCGGATTCGAAGAAGGTATTAGAAAAACATATGAACATTATAAAAAAACAATGAGTAATGAGTAGTCCAGAATATACACCGTATTTAGATGCGTTAACGGAAGCAATGAAACTTACAATGGAAGATGAAAAAACAATATTCATCGGACAACAGATAGTTTATTATGGTAACCCAATGAGTAAAACAATTGAAGGTTTACCAAAAGAAAGAATGATAGAAACTCCAGTAATGGAAGAAACCCAAATGGGAATGACAATGGGATTGGCAATGACCGGTCATCAAGTTGTTACATTTTATCCAAGATGGGATTTTGTAATTCTTGCAGTTAATCAATTAATAAATCATTTAGATAAATTGGAAGCGATGTCTGATGGTGAATGGAAACCAAACGTAATTGTAAGAGTTGGTAAGGGTTCAGATAAACCATTAGACCCAGGTCATCAACATAAGGCAGATTATACAGATGCATTTAAACAAATGGTTACGAATTGTACTATCGAAAAATTAGATAGTGCTGAAAAGATTTTACCAGCATATGAAAGAGCATTATCTCAGGGTGGAATACATATATTAGTAGAGTATCCTGAATTGTATTATAAAAATTAAAATTATGACATTTTTAAAAAAAATATTTATTGTTCCTTATGTTTATATCAAAAGTTGGTATGTTCGAAGAAAATTAAAAAAACAATATAAGAAAAAATTAGAGGAATTGCGTAAACGAGACCCGTTTATCTACAAAAACCATTAATTATTTTTTCTTCCATATTTATATACTGATAAGGTATACCAGATATGAATGAACTTTCCAAATTTCTCGTAGAGAGTATAATGGGGGATGAAAATCCTATTAAAAAAACAGTAGTTATCTATGTGGGTAGGTTTCAACCTATGCATAAAGGACACTATGGAACTTACCAGCACCTTGTAAAAAAGTTTGGTAAAGATAATGTGTATGTAGGTACATCTGATAAGGTACAATTACCTAAATCACCTTTTAACTTCAAAGAAAAGGTAAAAATTATGACTACTATGTTTGGAATTCCAAAATCCAAAATACATAGAGTTAAAAATCCATACAAACCCACAGAAATTCTTAAAAAGTTTGATGAAGAAACAACTGCATTTGTAACTGTTGTTGGTGAGAAAGATAAAAACCGATTAGGTGGTAAATACTTTCAACCATACAAAGGAGACCCATC